TTATGACCAAGGAAACATCGGTCTTATTCCACACTTTGATGTTGAAACTTTATGCAAATATATAACGATTAAAAATTATACAATGAAACAGACAGTAGAAGAAGCAGCCCGCACTCATTGGAGTGAAAGTACATATAATAAAGATGCAGAGCTTGCCTATGATGAAAGAGACAGTATAGCTATCAAGGCATTGGCAAAATCGGTTGCATTACGGGCTTTTAAGAAAGGTGCCGAATGGCAGGCAAAGCAATCTCCGTGGATAAGCGTTGAGGACAAGGCTGGTTGTGACACATCTGGCGATTGTATTGTAATGGTTATGAATGGTGATATATTCAAAGCGTATTTTTCATCTGAAAACAAATGGATGAAAAGTAATGGCGGCTATTATGATGAAGTGATAGATGATGTTGTTGCATGGTTTCCCATCCCCTCTTTCGATGAGACACTCGAAGTCAACAAGGATGTACTGGAACGGATTAAAGAGAAAGAAGACTGAATTATGGATAAACAAACCAACAATATTTGCTGTGAAAAATGCAAGCATTATCTCCATGTGGTAGATAGAGAGAACCGTTCTCGCGGATATGTATGTGCTTTATGGCTGGACGGGATAGCTGGTAGTTTGGACTGGTTCTATCCGGATGTGAAATGTTTCGAGAAAAATACAAGAGATGGAAAAGTACAGAATTAAGACACATGGAGTATATGGCCATATTTTTGACGTTCAAGTGAAAAAATGGTATGGCTGGGTACTTGTTAAGAGGTTTAAGGCGGATGTGAGTTCTAACGACACGATGATAGACAATATTTATTACTGTGAAATACTATCCAAGGAACTTTTGGAAAAATTGGAGGAGGAATTATGAAATCAAAACAAGTATTATCAGTCGAACAGATGGAACATTTGCAGGAGCTTGGGTTGGATACAAGCGATGGAAGCATGTGTTTCGAGTGGAATGAATCAGATGCAGACAACATGGTTGTAACCTCTCCGGATGCCGATACGAATTACGACTATTATCATGAAACTTACACTTTGCAGGACATTCTCGATAAGCTGCCGCGATACATAAATGTCTTCTGTATAACGTATAAGCTGTGCGTTAAGCCTCTTTTTGCTTGTCCTTGGGCTATAAGTTATCAAAAAAGCATGTCTGAACCATTCATCGTTAAAGTTTCCGGAAATCTATTGGATGCAGCCTACGAGATGCTGTGCTGGTGTATTAAAAACGGATATGTTGAAAAGGAGGGTAAATAATGAAAGCGAGAATAAAAGAGACTGGAGAGATTGTAGAGGTTGAAGGCTTATTCGACGTTGGGACTGCCTTAGTGAAAGGTAGGTATTTCAAAGTGTCAGAACTCGACTTCTTTGATAATTTTGAAACTATTGATTGGGAGCAAAGGCGTTATGAATTGGCAAAATCCGCTATGCAAGGGTATTGTATTGCTTTAGGAATAAACGATGACAGTGAAACTTATGATGATATTGCAATAGGTTCCTTGAGAGCAGCCGATGCACTAATAAAGAAATTGAAAGGGAAATAATCATGGAAGTAAAGAACGGAATAATAATAGACGGAGTGCTGCATGAAGCGGTGCATGATAGTATTCATTGTGCCTCATGCTCTCTGTACGAGAAATGCGCAGAGGTGGACTACACAGTATGTACAACCGATTTGTTTAGCTGTGGCGGTTTTATCAATCGTGGCAAAGTGACAGATATTAAGATAGATAAGGAGGAATAACTATGGAAAGTAGAAGAAAATTAGCGATAGCAATTTTGTGTTATTCTTATCTTCGTAATCACGGATTCATTACATCAGAAGACAGAGAAGGTATATTTGGTAGAATTTTGAGCTGGGCATATAAAAATAAAATCTCTATTTCAAAGGCGCAAGCTGATTCCGCTAATTTTGTCTATGACGACAATGCTAAAGAAGAGGAGGAATAACTAAAATGGATATAGTACCTATTATAACAAAAGATAATCTTTCTAAGGAACAGATAGAATATCTGCAAAAGCAGCAAACAGAATATAAATTAGTTAATAAGATTAAGAAGAATCCGGGACATATCTTGTTCTCTTTTAATCGAAAAACAGGGGAAATTAAGAGAGCTTCTATTATACACAAGGTTGCTATTGGTTTGAATGGGTTTCCTGTAACCAAAGCTGAAACGGTTATAGAACCTGATTGCTATTACGACCAAGCCTTGAATGAAAAGAATTTTAGAAAGAAATTGAAGAGAATTGGATTGTTAAGTGATTAAACGATTTGAAAACAAGTAACTATGGGATTTACAACACCGTGCTTTATACGCAAAAATACACCGGAGCTTCGGAAGAAGTTGGGAAAGTTAGGATATAAGAAAAACTCTCCAAATTGGACGGATGATTGCAATATAATATGGACTTACCAATATCCGGTAAAGGGGTTTGATACCCCCCAATTATGTAATTGCAGATTCTTTCGATATTCCTTTTGATAAACATAGCTGTTTGTGCGGTAAGTTTATTGATTGCGGAACCAACGAGGAGCTTTTCTTGGCTATCGCTGCATTGAGAGATGACGCAGACAAATACCAATGGTTTACGGATGGGGATAAATGGATTCTGTGTCCTGAAATCAAGTTCTCTACTTATTGGGTTAATGATATTGACGTGAATTTGGACGCCATTCACAAGGCTACCGTAAACGAACTGATTGAACACTTTAAAGTATGAAGAAAATAATTATCATTTTGGCAACAGTTGCACTATTCGGGTGCAATAACTCTGGAGAATACCCTATAGAACACCGTACAAACGAGGGAAGCGTGACTTATCTCAATGATAGTATAGTGATTATCCGTACCCATAAAAAGGGGGTTGGCAACTACGAAACGAAGATTATTAATTTGAAAAGACAATAGCCATGACCGAAGAACTTGTGACATTAGAGACTGCGAAGCTGCTGAAAGAGAAAGGTTTCGTTTGGAAGTGTGAACACCTAATAGACCGCAATAAGGTTATTACAAAATATGACCTTCCGCAAAGTATGTCGTGTTGTACGGAAATAGATGACGAACCTGTTGAATTTTTGTGTCCAACATTGTATATCGCCCAAAAGTGGCTGCGTGAAACCAAGAAGCTACACGTTGAAGTATCCTATATGTATGGAGACTATTGGACATATGATATACTGACAATTCCGGAACATGATTTAGTGGGATTATCCGACAGACCTTTAGTGCGTTATAAAAGCTACGAGGAAGCACTTGAAGCCGGAATACAAGAAACTTTAAAACTTATATGAGAATGGACCCTGTTGTAAATGATGCTTATAGGCTTAGAAAACTTTTAGAAAAAGCAACGGGGCTAAAAGTATATAAGTCGGAACTAATAGCCAACTATTTTAATGGCTATCTAAGTATAGTACAAGAGTATAAGAATGAAACCAATCCGCACATTACAGTAGCACAAGGTAGCTGGTCGATAGAAAACGGTGGGGAGTATAAAATTTCACTCTATACACCTACAATCGTTATTAAAGGCAAGAGGATACTTAATACTCGTTTTGTAAAAGATGTAGCCTATAAGATAGTGGAAGCATTAAATGATGAATTTGGGGAAGATAATTGGAATACGTGCAATGAGGAGCAAAAGTGTTGGCTTCCCATGTCTCGAAACTCTTTCTATTTACAAATCCCAAATTTTGAGAAATATTAAAACTTATATGATTATGAAAGCAAACCTAATATTTTTTCTTGCGATATTCATCATATCAGCATTATTCATCGGTCACTTCCGACTGACATTCTCACCGTTCAGTGTATCCTTTCTCTATTGGCATAGGACTGTAGGAGTTATTCTTATCGTTGCAGGATGCTTGGTTTACAACATAGGTGAGCATATATCAGGCTACAAGAAAGGACTGGATGAAGGTATGGAGATTGTTTTGAAAGAGTTAAAAAAAAGATACAATGAAGAAGATAATGTTCAATGATAAATACAGTCTAACCCAGGCTGTATTGGATGGTCGGAAGACGCAGACAAGAAGAATCATTAAGTGTCCGAAAGCATATCAAGAAAATCCTGCTGGATGTTTTAGGATTACTGAATCAGATGATGTTAGCCCCCTTTTTGAGATTCTTGTATATGATAAGGACTGTAATGACTTTGTTCCAATGTTTATTCAGCCGAAGTACAAGGTTGGTGGAGTTTTTGCCATTGCACAATGTTATGAAAGTTTAGGGATGAATCCCGAAATTGCACTTAATGATAGGGACGGAATAGGATTTTATACTAAAACTAAATTCGCACCCGGTTGGAAAAATAAAATGTTTGTCCGTGCTGACCTCATGCCCCATCATATCCGCATTACCGACATCAAGATAGAACGGTTGCAAGACATTTCCGATGAAGATTGCCTGAAAGAAGGAATTTACAAAGGACAATGCGGAAGTGTAGATACACATTTTATGGATGCTTATTATTATAAAGGGGACATTCAGCCTTATTGCACTCCTCGTGACGCATTCGCAGAACTGATAGATAAAGTCTCCGGCAAAGGTACATGGGCGTCCAATCCTTATGTTTTCGTATATGAATTTGAACTGATTGATTAAAAACGAGAAAAGATATTGATTATGAAACGTGAAATAAAATTCAGAGGGAAAAGTACTGATACGGGGAAATGGATATATGGATTTCTCTCTTTTTTCTATACTGCCGGAAGGGGCGAAAACGGACTTATCTTCACAGACAAGGCAAAGATATATTCTCCGGAAAACTGCCGGTGCGATGACGTATGGGCTGAAACTGTTGGGCAGTTCACGGGAGTTAAATACAATGATAGAGAAATATATGAGCATGATTTGGTTGAATGCACTGGTGTACTATGTGAAGTAGTGTATAGTGATAAAATCGGTTCTTTTGTGCTATTAGAAGTTCTGTCTCAAAATCTTGGAAATAAGCCAATAGGACAAATGATAGATATGTTCGGGATTAGATATGCAGGCAATATTTACGACAGCCCGGAATTATTGAAAAAGCAACTATGAGTAATTTAGAACACGTCGCCACAATTGATTACTGCTACTGGAGATTGGGAAAGTTGAATGAGGCTCTTTCCAAGCCTAAATCGACTATGGAGCAGTTGGTTGATAAAGCCTGCGGTTATAATGAAGTAGAAGAAGTGAAAAAGGAAGCTATAACCCTTTTGGAACAGATTGTTGAAAGTAAAAAGGCTATCGGTGTGAATTATTCGGGAGATAGCAAGTTCCTTGATAAATTAAAGAACAAAGAAACACATGAGTAAACTATACAAAGTAACCCTCTTCGGTAAATCATTCATTATAGGATGGTTCAGTTATGCAGATAAATGGTATCATAAATTTAGTATAATACATTGAACATGAAAAACAAAATCATAGCGAGCGTTATAGCAGCACTGTCCCTGCCTATGCTTATTTTCATACATTGGGCTATTGTTTATTTCTTGTCGGTTAGAATTGTATTAGCAATCGCAATGACGGTCAGCATAATTGTTGTGACATACAAGCTTTCCAAACTTTTACTTGACGAACATTCTAAAAAATGTAAAAGACCATGAGAAAAGCAGACAGAATAATCAGAGACAGACATTCCCGCATCCCGGACAAATACAAGAAGATTGACACTACGGTCAACGGGAATGCAGAAAGCCTTGCCGAACAACACAAGGAAGTGGAAAGAAGGCTATTCCCTCTACGCCTTAACAAGACCACTGTTATTTACGTCACAAAAGACAAACAAAATGAAGCATATGCAGCGAAAGCACGTAAACGGATGGGGATAACAGAGCCAAAGAAACCTTTTGTCGACCCGCTTTCGGAAGAAAACATTACCAAGCTATACAAGGAAGAAAACATGCCGCCCCGCAGAATGGCTGAAATGTTGGATGTAAGTGTAAGGACGATATATCTAAGATTGGCTAAGTATGGACTTACAAAAGTTAAATGCAGATAATATGAAAGAGAATAATATTTTAAACAAAGAGATTTATGCAGAGGCTATGATAGCAGCCTCTAAGGTTGATTTCCTTGAAAGCAAGGATGAGATTAAGATGTATGCCACTTCGCTGTATAACGCGATGATATGGGGTAGAAAAGTAAAATATTAAGTTTTTTATTTGGTGTTATAGAAATTAGAGGTATATTTGCAGCGTTCAACTTTTATCCAAAGGCAAGCGGAAGCCTGCCATAAGCGGGCATTTTTTATGCTTGCGAGTTTGACGCTACAATATAGTGGCTGCCACCCCCATAGGTATAGTTAATGCTATATCTGCCTTTGGATAGGTTGAACAATGGGACAGGGCAGCCTTTTTCTTTGCCCTATCCGAAAAGCCGGATATGGGCAGGCTACCAGCCCTATAATGCCAATAAAGTTCAATAAATCTATGGCACAGTTAAATGGAAATTACTTAAACGGCACAAACATTGCTGTATTGGGTACGTCTGCTCACGAAACGAGCGAAATTATGGTTTACGAACACCCTCTATTCGGTAAAGTTCGCATGTTTATAAAAAATGAAAAGGCTTGGTTTTGCGGAATGGATATTGCAACCTCTTTGCAGTATTCAAATACGCGTGACGCTATCGCAAGACACTGTAAATCACAGGGCGTCGTGATTCACGACGTCATAGATTCAATGGGAAGAACACAGCAAATGAAGTTTATCAGCGAAGGTAACATCTACCGGCTAACCGCCAAAAGCCAAATGCCGAAAGCTGATGAGTTTGAGAGTTGGATATTTGATGATGTTGTCCCGTCAGTAATTAATACCGGGAGCTATTCTCTCCAACCCCAACTTCCAAATTTCAATAATCCGGCAGAGTCTGCGCGGGCATGGGCGGACCAATACGAGAAGAACCAAATGCTTTCTTTAGAAGTAAAGAAGAAAGAAGAGGAAAAACAGGCTATCATAGAGGAAACAAAACCAGCTGTAATATTCAAAGACTGCGTGACTGGCTCAGCTACAAACATTCTTGTAGGAGACCTCGCAAAACTCATTACCCAAAACGGATATAACATCGGAGAAATAAGGCTTTACGACTGGATGGTAGAGAACAAATACCTTATCAGAAAGCAAAGATACAGCAAGTCGAAGGATAAATACATAAATGACTATATGCCCACACAGCGGGCTATCGAAATGGGATTGTTCTTTGTAAGGGAAAGACCCATAGTGTCAGGTGATAGTCCCATATTCATAAAACATACATGTTATGTGACCGGGAGAGGACAAGTATATTTCTTGAATAAGTTTAAAACATTAATAGGAGCATAATTATGAAAAGAGATGCAAGAACTCCGTTTTATGACATTATGTGCAGGGTAGAAGAAGATTGTACCTTAGCTATCTATTTTAATAAAGTTATTAACGAACTCGATATAGTAAAGATATTATTTGCTCCAAAAACATTTGAAGATACCAAGGAAGAAAATAGAGACTTTGCTGAACGGTTTTATCAGAGTTGTTTATGGGAACTGTGGTTTTATCGCTCTTTATCAAGGCTTCATGAATGGGATGATACCCTCAATAAATACTTTTCTGAATACGAAGGGAAGTGGAAATTTTATGCTTGTTCAAAAAGGATTGAATCTATCAACGAATATGGAGGTGAAGAATCAGATTACAATGAGGACGGTAGCATAAGAACTTTAAACCTAACCGAAGATGATTTGAGACATCATACAGCTCTTGGTGAAATGGTGCAAGATGATTGGAGGGATATTGTGCAAGAAACTACCTGTGCCGATTTACAGTACATGATTTCTTGTTTGAAAACTCATGCAAGTTTTTCTTTATCCGATGCTTTTAAGGAATGTTTCGGAAAAGAAATTGCTACTTATAAGCAAGATGAAAACGGCAATATGGTTCCAATGAGTTTTGCGGATAAGGCTATGGATAAGGCAGTAGAGCAATATACGGCTGACGGAATGGCTATTGGTATTACATTGGTTTGCGAATTTATCCAACGCATAATCAGGGATATTAGGGCAATGGATAAGTTCAGTGACAATAGAGACAAACTTATCCAAATACACAAGGACGTAAGAAATATCCTTGATTTTAACCTCGATGAAGTTTCCTATGTAGAGGAAATGCTCGAAGAGGAACGTAAAAACAAATAACATCAAGCTTTGCTCGCTTTATAAACGAGGTGGGCAAGCTTTATTCAATTCGTTCCCAAACTACAAAATTATAGTTTGGCTGATTTACAACGAATTACATTTTAAATAAAAGACTAAACAAATATTCATCATGGAAAGAAATACAACACCTGCTAAAAAGCAATACGACCTTAGCGCAATAGACGAATTATTCAAAGACTACATATCTCCCGAAGAATTACGGGAAGAGCTTATTGAACTGGCTTTTGATTATGTGCAATACGTAGATGACGGGAATACAGATTTTGTCAAATCGAACATGAGCACCATATATGTATTGTGCTGTGCCCTACAAAAAGTAAAAGAATTAGAGACACCAAGCTAATACCCTCACCAAAACGGCAAGCGGTATAACCCAATGGAGAACCCGTTCAAATCGTTCTAAACGTTCCATTGGATAACCCGGAAAAGGCGGCAATAGTCCATGTAAAGGACATTGTCCGCCAATTCAAGCAGTTCATCTATGTAATCCCTTTTTCGCATCACGTTCAAGTTTTCTACGTTGTTGGCGGTTTATACCATTTGCTACGGCAAGACTGTTCAGCGTATCTTTCTGTTCGGGAGAAAGCATGTTATATACTTCTTCCCGTGATTTGCCTGATAAAATGGCTTGTACTATTTTCCACATAAGCTACGTCTGCAATGTTCACACAAAAATTTCTTCGCTACCGGGAACATCTTCTGTCCCACATATCCGCTAAGGTACTGCGCCTCTTCCCCGTATGGGTCGATGTCGAACGCCCGTGAGATATGCCGGCATAGGTGCCCCTTTTCATGGTCGAAAGAGTTTTGAAACTCTGCCGGGGAAGAAGTAAGGGCTATAACCATTACGGTTTGCCTGTTTCGGATATTGGAGTAAGTGATACCCGTATTCAGATTGCAGGAGCGCATGTTCTTATAGGCATTCTCCAAATCCAGCCCCCTGCATCCAACCCGCCGAAGGTCGGCGATGATACGGTCGGTATAATAGCAGTCCACCGCATAATATACACGGACTTCCCAATCATAATCCGGTATGTAAAAATCCTGTATTATCATAGGCTACATCATCTGTTCCCACATGATAGGATTGCCGGAGCCTATGCAGTCGGCATAGAACCGAGTGAAAGGCATTCCATTGTAAGCGTCCACATCATCTATGTAATCCTTAATGAACAATGCGAGATGGGCTTCGTCAGTGATAGAACTTTTGTAGTAATCCGACTTCGCCATGTTTGCCACGTAAACGCTGTCGTACCCTGCATCCTTCTCCAGGTTTATACTGTACTTTTTAAGAAGTTCCTCTACCTGTTCTTTGCTGATTGGTTCAAGTTTTTCCTCCTTGCCCGTAGATTTGTTTTCCATCTTCATGCGGGAAACAGCCCATAGGCACATCTTCTTGCTGAAATGCCATCCGTACTGGCTGAGATAATCAGCCATTGCAGGCGGTATTCTGTCGTATGTATCTAATCTTTGTTTCATATTTTCCTGATTTTAAGTGATTGGCAAAAGAGGGGAATAATCCCCTCTCCATTACATGAACTCTCCGTTGGCGCGTCTGCGTCTGCGTTCGCCCATATCATCACCGTAAGGCTGTGAATCGCGGCGTTCGTTGTAAACCGGATATTCCGGGAAGTAACCCGGCATACGACGTTCGCCCATATCTGAGCCGCCGCTATAGCTTCCACCGCGTGAACCACCGCTGTTACGATAGCCCATTTCACCGCCCTGCATCTCACGCATGGCTCTCTCGTAACCATGACGGCAACCCTCTCTATAGGCTTCTTCCATAGGATTACCGCCTCTCATACCGAAGTCACGGTCATATTCTCCGCGTCCTTCTTCCAATATTTCCCACATTCCCATATTATTTCTTTGTTTTAGATGTTTCAGCAACTCCGAGCTGTTCCATAAGCCGTTTGTTCAATTCCATAAGGTCGGACATGTTCTTGCTCATTTCCGCCATTTGCCCTTTCAGAGATGATATTTCCTGCTCCTGACGTTGTTTCTCTGCAAATTCGGGGTTCAAGAGCGTCAGCATCTTGTCACATCCCGCAATGACGGAATTGTGGAAGTCCATGCTATTGATAATGTCTATGCTTTTCTGCTTCATAGAAGCGACCTCGTTGTTCATCGCATCACGAGAGCATGACACTACGATATTGCCGTTCTGTCCGAAGTCGGCTATATCCATGCCGGCAGGTAGATTTTGGAAAGTCGTGTTCTGCCCGTTGATACAGACAACGACATCCACAACCATTTCCATTTGGGGTAACTGTCCCATAGGGGATGCCATAGGATATTTCGGCTTGGGAGCGGAAACGCTGACTACCGGACCGTATTCGATAAACGGGTTAGCATCCTTATGAAGTATATACAACTGGTTATTGGTACGAAGTGATTGAAACATATTGGTTTGATTTTAAAGGGGTGTGGCTATTTCCATTTTGGAAACAACCACAAAGCCCCATGTTAACTACTTGCTCTTTTGAGCGGTTGCTTCTGCTGTCGGAGTCGGTGCCGATGCGGTTGTCGGACGATACCCACCGTTAACAAGGAACAGTTCGTTGGTGTACTTGTTATAGTGAATTTCGTAGATACCCGTTCCGGCAAGGTTGCCGACAGTCACCGGCTCATTGTTGTAAGCCAGCAACGGTCTTGTATCCCCATTAGTCCCTATCAGTATCGGGAGTGTAGCAGTCGTGCCGGCAGGTATTGCCTGGCGGAGACTGACATAGAAACCGCCTACATAGCTTCTGTTACGGAACGCATGGTTAGGAAGTTCCAAAGTCACGTTCTCCGTGCCGACCGTTACGGCTACCGTAGGAAGGGTATTGAAATTAGCCCTTCCAATAGTAGGGAACAAGAAAGGAAATCCTGTAAAAAAGTTAGGCCACATAATTACCCCCTTTCTTACCGGAATTAACCCCAGTAGTTGTTACAACCACAACCGCCACGTCCATACATTGCATCACCGGCGTAAGCACCGAAAGCCGCAGCACGGAAACAATCTGTGTTGATGGCTTGAATATTAGGGTAAACAACCGGAACGGTGTTAGGCATCTTGCATTTTATTCCATCGACATCGGACTGCAATGCCTGCAAGCCTGCTGCCAAAGGAGCAATCTGTTGTCCTACTGAATTCAGGATAGTAGCATTCTGGTTACGTTGGGAGATTTCAGCAGTCAAAGTAGCTTTTTCTGCTGTAAGAGCCGCAATCTTATCCTGCAATGCCTGGTTCTGCATGGCGTCCAGCTTCGCAAGGATAGCATTGGTATTGGCGGTAGCACCGTCACGCAGTGAAAGGGCATTCTGATTGGCTGTGTTGACAAGCGCGTTGGTCTGATTGCACATTGCAAGCTGGTTCTCATAGCCCATTGTGGTAATGGCGTTCTGAGTCTTGCAGCAGCAATCTGCAATCTGAGTAAGAACAGCCTGATTTCCGGACTGGAATGCGTTGATGATTTGCTGGCTTGACATGCCCACCTGATTGCCTACATTGGCGATAAGTCCCTGGATGTTGCACAGGGCGCTCTGTAACTGTTGGGTAGAGCAGTTCAAAGAAGAAGCAAGCTGGTTGATGGCATTGCCATTGCCCTGAATGGCTGACATCAGGTATTCACGACCGACATCACCGTTAAGCTCGGCAGGCAGACCGCCACCATTGCCAAAGCGGTTGCCGAAGCCGTTGCCGCCCCAACAGAACCACAAAAGGATAATCCAGATGAACCACCACGAGCCGCCCCATTGGTCTTGGCTGCCACGTCCCTGGTTCAGTAAAGCGAGAAGTCCGGGGTCTACACCCTTGCTTCCCATCAAGTTGGGCAACATAGCCATGATGTCGAATTTGCTTCCGCCACCATTTCCGTTGTTCCCGTCTTGATTGAAGACATACGTTCTTTCCATAGAGATTTATATTTTGTATTACGGTCAAAATCAACCGCATCACAAAAGTATAAATACCGATACTGCCATGAAATCAGTTGTTTCCCAACGCTTTCCTAATGTTTTCCCAATATATTCTCAACATTTTCCCGCCTTCCATACGTTCTTGAAAATTGGAAATCATGTAGTTTATCGCGCGTTTGGTTTTGTGGATTTTAGGAGCTATCTGCGAAGGATACATTCCCCTTTCGACAAGCAACTGTACAAGCAAATAGCGGGCGTCTACGGTTTCCGTATCCTTATCCGAAGATAGTATTCGGCTGGCGGGTATTTCGGTCTCCTGCGCCACGAGATTGATTGTTTCGGCAAAGATTTCTGACTTACACATAGTTTTTCTGAATTTTATATTTATCTTTGCCCTGCCACATAAAACATGAGATTAAATGAACAAAGCATAAGATAATGCGTTGAAGATATTAAAGCCTCCAACGTGCATTGTCTTATGCTTATCATGTTTTTATGTGGCAATATTAACGTGAAACGTTGGGGGCTTTCTTTTTACTCTAAGCCCCGAAAGAGCGTCAGCTACAAGCCAACTTCTACATCGTTAATTTCTTTCTTATCTTTATGGTGAGCCAAACAATTACGAACAAAACGCATGTCAGATTTATCGAAATGCTGGCACCACCGTAATTGATTTTAAACTTTTCCCACCATGACAGTTCCCTCTCTACCGGATAAGGCTTGGGCACTTCAATCCTTCTTATCTTTTCGATAAAATACGGCATTTTGACCGTTACCGTAGCATGAGGATAAATGCCCAATGAATGATTCAATATCCCGTTGCTAAATGAAGCATAGCTGTAGGCATACGGATTGCGAAGGAATGACGTTGTATCGGCAACAGATACGCTGTCCTTGTACGGTATCAGCTTCTCTTGAAATGTAGTGTCATGGTATATTATGCTGTCAAGAACCTTTGTTTCAACGGGCACATAAACAGTCCTCGTTCTACAGGAACACACCGTCAACACAAGAAACACTATATACACTAACTTCTTCATAACTTCAACAGATAATGATTTACAACCATACCTGCACATATCGCGGCAACTCCATACAGCAAGTCTATTTTGTTCCACTTGCCGTTATAGTAGTGGCAACGGTCGCTGTTCTCCTTGATAAAGAGCATCAGCAGTGCAGTGCTGCCACCGAATACTATGGCGGTGGACAGATATACCACCGCACCTAAGATATTATTTATCATACCATAAATAATTAAACAATTAGTAAAAACATTACACCGTAGCTCCACTGGCATCTGTCCATGAAGAACCATTCCACCATACAGGCTTATTTATTGTCTTATCAAAATAACAGAACCCAGCCAAAACATTTTGTGGTCTCTCTCCTGTTGCCCCTGACCTGGCAACAGAAGACGGAGTACCGCTTGCATCCAACCATAATTTTCCATTATAGGCATATGTGTTTCCATCAACTACTACCATATCGCCTATTATCCATTCTCCATATTGAGGTATCTCTCTTAAATAAGCGATACAATTAATGCCGTTCTTTATATACTTAGAACACTCATTGTATTTATCTAAAGAGGAAGATAATGTTTTAAAAATACGGTTGTTCAAGGCATTACCGGTGTCAAAAAACAGATAACCATCCTCTCCATTGTCCCAATATTCATTGACTGTATGAAATTCAAAATTATCTAATCCGAGAGAATATTTGTAATCTATTACATCCTTATTTTTGTGATAAAAAAGCAACGTTCCATAATGTATGTCACTAAAATCCTTAGACAAACATATTGTCGCAATATATTTCTGCTCTTCAAACGGTTTGGGAGTAGCATTAAAAACCACTTCGTTCAGTTTAACGCCTGCCTTTCTCATATCATCATAAAGGTAAAACACATCATATTTTGAACCGGACAAATCCCTTATAGCCAAATCCGATTCAAACCATGCAGGCTTTGCCGTGATACTATTTAACTCAGAAGTGTAACCATGTGGCTGGCAGATGTCCGTATAGCTGACGTTTGACAGTAAACACTCACCGGCTGTATTAAAAAATTCTCTGTAGGATGAAGACTTTACCCTTGCGTTGTTTAGAATAATCTTTGGAGCGGTATCACATTTTGCATTATCCCAAAAAATATCATAAACAGTTTTAGGTATTAGCCCAAAATCCAGATGCAATGAACCGGCAATAATGACATCATTAAGAACTAATTTGGATAAAGCACAAATCTTATTCCCATATAGCATGTAATCTGTATCATCAGCTATAGTTATCAAGTTCCTATTATGTTTCCATATCTTTGAAGCAACCATAGTCAATGAAGAATTAGTCAGTATATACCCTTTGGCCTCTTCGTCATGATGATTGATTATCACACCCTGACTTCCCCGCAGTTCGAAACCGCAGTTAACGCAATTAGATGCGACAAATCCCTGGGAACCTTCTATCTTTATCTTACATCCATGGATACCGTCCAACCTACAGCCATCACCTTTACCGATAACAATATCGTCAAATTTCCGAACTTCATTACTCAGTTCAATATCATGTATATTTTTAAAGTCAATATAGTTAACATCATTCGGAGCATCTTCGATATATCCGCCATAGGTTAATAAAGTATTTGACAGTTTAATTGCCTTTACATTGGAAATCTCATGATTGTCAGCAACAAACATAAACTTAGATCTTGTACCAAAAGAATCATTTATAACAAAATTCTTTATATAAGAGCCTTGAACTTTACCTGTATTGGTATCATCGTACATCCGGTTTTGGGAAGAAACAGAAAAACAAAAATCAAGGCTATTTATCGGAACAAGTATCGAACCGTTAAAATCTATTGAAACATTTTTATCAACATAGATGGTCTCCTTTATAAAATAAAGTGTTGACCATGGGAAAACAATCTTAAGATTAAGGTTATAATGATTATCTGCTTTCCATTTATTTATCGTATTCAATACAAACGACAAATCATAACCATAATTTCCATCTTTTTCTATTGTAGGAAGAATACAGCTGGATAAATCCATGACAGCACTGTAGGCTCCGAACTGCACATCTTTAAATGTAAAATTTCCATCAACACCAAAATTCTCAATGTGAGCTTTTGAGTTAATTTTTCCATTGCTCAAACTACCGCCATTAAACAGTATTTTAGTCCTTCTGGGAAGATTTATGGTTTTACCATCTAAATCAAAATCATACTGTATGACATAAACTGTATTAGTACGGTCAAACATTTCTTGGGTAAGTATATTCTTACCGTCCATAATATTCCTGCGCAAGATTTTATACCCCATTCCCACATATATTCCAGGATTATAAGCACGGTCGGCAAATTTTAAAACACTTAAGCTTTCCCCTTTGTCTACAGACACAAGGTCTTCGTCATCCGCAAGATTGTTTATTGTACCGCCACCACTTCCGTTAATGAACTGCTTGGTCGATTCAGACAGCATATCAGGGGTAACACGCTGGGAACTGAAATTGGAAATAGCATCGCTTTCAACTTCCTTTATTTTACTGATTGCTTCATCTCGGATATCGGTCAATTTATCTTCATTTGATTTCCAGTTCTCGATATTTTCAAATACTCCACCTGCAAATTCCCACGTCTCCACAAGTCCGCTATTGTTCAAGAATGACACCTTTAGCCCAACCATTCTTATATCTTCCGGAACTTGAACAATAGCACCTTCTAATGTATATTTATTGCCACCATCAATCCCAGATGAAGGATGATGAATGGAAACATTATACTCGGTTATATAGCTCATATATCCACCTTTTCCGGAACTAATGAAACTCTTTAGGACGTTAGGGGTGATAGAACCATTTTCTCTGTCTTCTTGAAATGGAAACTGCTCATTACCCGTCAAAACGTCTCTTTTGGGGAGTTGTCCAATTTGTTGTCCTTTTTCTGTTTTCTCTTCCATACTACTATTTATTTTTACTTGTAAGCAATATCGGCTCTTCATTAGTCAACAACAATGGAGCGTCATTGACTAATAATAAATACCCTTCGTCAGGAAATGGATGCGGCTTATTTCCGCCAGCACCGGGAAACCCTATGGTGAGTATGCTGATTACGGGAATGCCGATTATAGGAATGCTGATGTGAGGGATAGTGATTGGTTTCATAAGGCTATCCCTCTTTAATCATTTTCGCTTCTGACACTTTCGTAGCACTTCTTATTGTAATTTCCATACCTGCCGCTATGCCAATAAGACGAAATATCACATTGGAAGGACCTAAGGCTTGATTGGCATTTGGGGAAAGCGGGATAGGATTCATGCCCTCGATATTGGCAAATACAGTCACCATTCCGCCCTTGTTCTTTATCTGTATGGTAACGGGATTACCGTCACTGACAAACGTTGCGTAATACGCTGTTTTGCCTTCTTCTTGTTGAAATGATAAAACTTCTGCTGCCATGATGTTTACTTTTTAGAGTTTCAATACTTGGTTTCTGTTGCCTTCTCTTCGGTGGCTGACGTGTACCCATGAGAAGTTTTTCTCATCAATGACTTGGTCGAAGGGAAGTTTCAATTCTTGTATAAGGTTGAACAATCTTTTGTTTTCTTTCGGGGTATTTGGAGTACCGACAATATCGGCAGCACACCCGTTCATGTGGTCGCTCGTTTTAGAGCCGCCTACTGCTTTATTAAGAGCGGGGCAACGGTATCCGCTTGTCACTGCGATAGGTTTGCCGTAAGCCTCTCTTAACGGGTCGAGGACATTGTCAACCAACGCTTGTGCATTGGGAAGCAGTTCTTGCGGCAATCTGTTGTCTATAGCTTTCTTATCAGCCGTTTCGCTTTTAACCAGTTCTGCAATTGTAAAGTATCTCATGTTATTCCTCCTTTCTAAAATATTTGTCATAAACCACACGAGCCACCCATCCGGCAACAACACCGACACCGAATGATACAACAGTAGTCAGGTTCACCCAAAACGGTGTGTAGTGCATGTAAAGCATAACTCCCACGATGATAGCGATAACAATCGCTGCGATAATCAGTTTCTTTTTCATTTTGTTACTCCTTATCTTTAGTTATTATTTCATTCATATCTTCTTTCTCGACATCGAGCACTTTCTTTCCGAACAATCCCAACGCTTTCAGTAAGTTAAAATTATATCCCTTTGGCTTCAAGATATTGCTTATGATAGAGCAGAACTCTATGAAGCAGACAAACAAGCATGAATACACATCAATATTCCATTTATTGCCGGAAGCAATGTTTATCATCACCACCATACAAACAAAGGCAAAGTATGTCACCATTTTACCCATAGTACGGCGCACAGCACTTGAAAACCGAAATTCTTCACCCAATAGCAGGCATTTCCTTATCCCGAACATTAAATCGCATACAACGACTGAAAATGTTACTATTAGCCACGGTATCATGTGTTCCAATGACTGCGCAATAAAACTGCTTGCTATTACCGAGAAACCACCCGGTATGCTTTGGGTAATAATGTTATTCTTCATCTTATCGTTATTTGTCAATTATTCCTATCTTTGTGTCTCTTATCAAATAAGCGAACTACTGTCATTCCGTTTTGCTCGTGAGAGTAGGACGGGATTTTCATATCTTACCGTAATAGCGGAACCATGCACCCCATTTACGTTCTTTCAGATAGTTCGGATTATCCTGGTTGAGTTTGGCTTCCATCTCAAATGCGCTCGCACGGTAAGCATTTTTATTGACCTTGCCGTCCCCAATCTTGCTGTCTGTAAACAAGTGGTACACGAAGCTCACAAACCATTCTGCCAAATAAAGAATGTAGTAGAATAGCGGGATAAGGAGCAACCACCACGCACTGACATGGAATGACAATAATACGGACGGGATAGCCGCTATCTCCATACACTCGAAGAACTGTTTCTGATGTGTACGTTCATGGCGTATGGTCGCTTCGGACAACTCTTTCAGTTTCGTAAGGATGAAGCCGAAGAGCATGATTGTTGTGTAGTCGCCAAAGAGGATGAGTTTGGCAAACCAGTTTTCATAAAATACTTTTACTCTCATAATCAAAAAAGTAAACACTTTGTTATTTTATTAATATTATTGTTTTACGCATTCATTAGAACACAACCCAAACCGAAAATCCCTGTACTATCTGCAATATCAAATACACTATCGCCATTATTAACGACAGAATCAGTTATTTCTGTAACAAAATTATTGGATATAGACACCTTTTGTGTAATAGCTCTTATTGGAGTATTATCTTCATTAAAAAGACTAATAGCAGTAGGTGCTCTAAATGAATACCATTCGATATATTGTTTTTTTATTTCAGTTCTTACTGAATCTCGATATAAATAAATAGGGATACTACTAAGATTGCAAATAAGAACAAGTTGTATATTAATTTCTTCATGTACTAAATCATCTGCAAATGTAATATTATCAACAAGTTGTTTAATATCAAATTCTTTTCCCGCAATCAGCTTATCTCCAGCAAATAGCCCTGAGGTCAATTCTCCTATTTTTAACATAATCATTATCCTTTAATTGGTTACACAATATGCTGTATTGGCATCCTTAGAGCCAATAGTATCGTATTCGGCAGCGGTTTTCTTGGTGAGGGTGGTGAGGTTGTCGGAAACGAGTATATCTTTTACTACGAAAAAATTTGTAGCATTTGAATTCAATGCAATAAAAATTCTTTTTGTAACTAAGCTAATATTATTTGCATCGGCAATAGAAGTATAAGTATAAATAAACGAAAGTTCATAAGCTCCATTATCGGGATTGCAATATGTGTGACTCGTACTTACTTTAAAGATTTCTTTTTCTGTAATTTTTAGGAATAAAATATTATCACTTAATAATCTATGTATAATATTTTTAAAATTATCAATGCTTCCAAATACAAGATTTATTTTTGATTCGGCTTCTCCTGCTTTAACTTCTTGATTTGAAATTAACTGTTGGTGAGCTTCATTTGTAATCGTAAGCAAAATGTGTTTATCATCCACATACTTCTTCGTTGCAGGCTGGTAATCGCCCGTAGGGGTGAAACTTTCACTGTTGGTCTTGGTAAGAACATCGGATTTTTCAGGAACTTCCGCCCAATTCCCATTCTTACGACCGTATGCCTTTCCATCAGTTGGCGCTTCATCTATGCCGCCTATCTTCCCCTGACTTACCCATTCACCGTTCACCCATGCGTAGTAATCATAAGGGGCTTCCGTACCTACAGCCATGAACCCGTCAACTGCCGAACCGTCGGGAACAGCGGATTTCAAGGCTTCAAGGGTGTCGTATTCGCCGGCTACCTTAAATGACTTTCCAGGTTCTCCTTGTATACCTGGCTCGCCTTTTTCTCCTTTCAAAAATTCTAAAGGATAATTGACCACAGAAGCTTCACTGTTGCTTCCTGAAGGTTTAAATGCAGGCAATGACGTTACATCATCCGCTTTGTCCGCATTCGGTACTTCATTAACCCCTATGGAGTTAGCCATAAGACGGGCAACTATTTCTTGATAATCCTGTTCTGTCCAAGCCATAATTATTCCTGTTTATCGGTTACTTCTTCCGGTTGATTGTTGATAGCACGATTGAGCGCGTCAATGAAGAAAGGTTTGCAAAAAGCATTTGCATGCTCTTGTATCAGGGCCACTTCTTCATCACTATACTCTGTCTCTTCATTGGAGTTGTATATCTTCAAAGCGAGTGCATGTGATGCGATACCGTTACCGTTCCGGTATAATACATTCGCAAAATTCTCTCTACAATCTATATTTTCACAATGCTTACGGGTAATGTCCGTAGCAATCAGTAATTGTTTAAAATTTATCTTTTTCATGAGCTTGGGTATGATTTAGTTAATCTTCCATCTTTATAAAAAGAAAGTCCGTCGATGCCAAGAGACACTTGGTATCTTGACCCACTTAAATTTGAAATCATTGACAATGACCCTGCAAAAAGGGTGGTAGACGCAGTTAAGTTGCCATCACTTGCTATATTGTCCAATTTTAATCTTGGGTAAGTAACAGAAGTACCTCCGCCTCCACTATCAAGGAATGAAATTCCACCCACATCATATCCTTTTGAATTATAAAATTTTAGGCTGTTTGAATTTGGGTTTATTTCTATTTTTGTACCTGACGAAGCGGTTGATATTTTGCCAACAATGCTAACATTCCCATTTTCGTCTATCACCAAAGAGTTGTTAGGAGTTCTTACATTTTTAAACACCCCGCTGTTTGCATTTATCTCTCCTTCAAAATATCCACCAATAGCCTTTATTGTCCCGTCTGCCTGAATAGACACATTCCCGTTGGCGGATATATCTCCGGTAAAGTATATGTTTTTGGAAACCACGGAAATATTATCAAGTGCCACATTGATTTCTGAACCTAATCCGTCTTTTTTGACATATAATTTAAGTTCATCGGTAACCCCATTGATGTCCAGCCCCAACTGCGTTACATCTTCCTCTATTTTTGTAACAGACAATTTGAGGTTTTCCGCTGTCTGCTCAATCTGTGAGAACTTCTGATTATTACTTTCAGAAAGCTCCTTTACTTCCAACCTGATACTTTCCGCTGTCTGCTTTATTTCGGAACTCAATTTAGTATACAAATCCTCGAATGCGTTTTCGGCAAGAGCCAGCGAATGTATGTATATATCCCCCGTAAACTTCAACTCAAAATCGCCCGTTCCGTCCCATGTGCCGGAATACTCTTTCATTCCGTATTCCTCGCCCGGTTCAAGACGTTCAGTGAAATGCAGGTTCTGACCGGGAAATCCTATTGTCAGCGTTCCGGCTGTAGCTACCCTGTACCGGAAAGAGATAAAGAACTTCTTCGGTTCTTCTCCTTCCTCATAGGTAGGCTTATTGGCTAAGTCCGCATTGGACTGTTTTATTCCGGAAGAAAGAATACGAAGCACGTTTCTATCCCCGTCTCTGATAATGGCAGCCATAGCATCCTTGCGGGAATAGAACTTGTCGTTAACCAATAAGAACTTCCCGTTTACAGTAAAGAAGCGAACATCGTTCTTTGTCTCCCAACCGTTCGTATTGCTTGCAAATGATGCATTGTACAGATAATTATCCTTTGCCTGCACCTCGTCAAGCACTTTGGAGATTTCAGAGTAAATCAAATCTTCCAGTATCTTGAATTGGGTCATAATGTTTATTCCCGTTTTCAAGATAAAGTCTCCCATGAACTTGTTGCCTTGCGGACTGATAACCGTCACTTCCTTACCTGCTAAAGAATAAGAATTTATTCCTGCATACTGGTGGATACTCGGTGCATCATCGCCATATACGGACAAGGTGATTGCGTTCTGACGCTTCTTGTCTGTTCTGTTTCCGAGTTGTACAAGACTATCACCTTCCTGCGGTATGTCGCTGTTTGCATCACAGGCCGTCTTGCTAAGGTCTATGTAGTCCTCGCCAACACCTACGCATAGGCGCCAATAGTAACGGTTGGATACATTCTCGTAGACACCCGGCTTGATATTAAAGTCTTGGAAACGAATCTGGTCACCTTCCTTGAACGGGTTCTCGATAGCCGTTTCTCCATCATCCACCAAAAGATAGCAACGCCAAAAATCCTCGTGTTCTTCCACCTTTCCGCATTTCATTCCGGCAGCGGTGAACATGTAGTTTCCGCCTGCATAAGAGAGCTTCTTTATCTCCAACTCGGAGAACATCGCCTTAATACGCACAAAGAGTTCGTCCACTTCAATGTAGGATTTACCCGTCTTGCTGTCTACTTTAATGACAAAGCCTTCACCGAGAGCACCGGAAGAAAAGTTCATGGAACGAATATACGAAGAAAGGATGCTTTCAGAGCGTAGCCCTTTCAAAAAGTCAACTATAAAACGGGTTTCATCGGGTTGGTCTTTCCGAATGAATTTTTTTACAAATTTTGCAAATAAATCATTGTAATTATTCGAGTTTCCCAACTTGCTTCCTATAATATCTCCTGCTATTTCTGCAATGGTACTTCTTAGAGCGGAAGTATTTGCCGATAATTTATCTGTAAGTTCAACAGAAACATCATATAAGCAATTGTTATCAGCCTTGCAAGTAAAAGCACTTACATACATAAGGTATTCATGATTATTATACCTTATATAAACTCTTGCATTTTCATTTAGCACGTTCCATAAATAACTATTTTCGGCAAGGAAAACTCGTGAAAAGTTTATTGAAAAAGTGAACTTTTCATCATTATTCTCCGACATATATTTTATTAATGCCTCTTCCAATCTTTTTTCTGCGGCAATTATAAGAGGATTGGGCATTTTGATACCAGTTAGTACAAATTTATCACCAATAGCAGGTCTGTAGTTATTGGTGGCATTTGGCATAACAACCCCAAAGGAGCTATTATCTTTTTTTACAGCAATCCATACTTCGTTTTTGGAAGTATCTTGCTGCCTCTCAATATATTTCGATGTGTTAGAGGTAACTTTTTGCTCAAAGTCTCCTGCTGGTAAGTTCCCGAAAGAATCTACCAATACAGGATTGAATGCCCTTCCCGGCTCATTGTCCTTATAGGTAACTCCTATTTCAAACTCGCAAGCAGCACAATTACCCGTGGTCATATTGATTACAGCCGTACCACCTTCCAAGCCTTGTTCGAATAGGTTAAAACCGTAATCCCCATTATATATATGTAATTTTATGTAGAAATAAGAATGTACATACTCGTCCGTGCCATTGAATATATTATTCCCTTCTCCTGTTCCAAGTTCGTCACTATCGTTAGCATCAAAAGCAATATCCGCAATCTCACCAAATAACTGCCCCGAATCGTTTGTTACATTCTCTATGGTAGGCTTTATATCACTGAAATCAATCTTAAATTCTTTTACATTATTGGAAGAATATTGATTCTTAAACGAATAGAAGTCATTTGTACCTGGTATCTTATACGTGTCGTTAAGCGCATTGTAGAATCGTTCCGCTCCCCCACTCTTTCTATAAATGGAAGGCATAAGATTTTGAGAACGTTCAATTGTACCTTTTTCATCATCATTGGGATAATAGAAAGGAATATTATCAGAACTTCCAATACCCGTGACGCGGTTTACTATTTTGTAATTGGCATTTATCTTCTTGATTGATACAAGCCCCTTCCTATACTCAAATGGAGTTGAAACAACATGTTCTGTGTATCCAATGTGACAAACCTTACCTACAAAGTAATAAGGAAGTTCGTATATGGTATATATGGACTGTAATGCTTCTGCAAGGTATACATTGTCAAGAGAAACAAGTTTGCTTTCAGAAGTAATATCTTCATCAATCACTACCGAATATCCAATACCCGATTTTGCCATTGAAGCATTAAGACGACCAACAAACTCGTTTATATCCCCCATGAACTTGACGGAAGTGGAATTGGAATGATATGTGTCTTCCCCAGCTGTCACCACGTCCATGAAATATACGTTCTCCAGCATGATACGTTCTGAAACGAATTGAAGCTCATGCTTGTACATGATACTCTTGTTATCCTTTGAAGATGTAGGCACTTGGTCAATATAGTATTTTTCCCCCCTGAACTCGACAAACTCCTCTCCTGTCCACAGTTCATCTAAACATGAAGGATAGTTCAGGGTGGCAGTCAGCGTGGGAGTTCCTGCCATACGCTGTGCTGTATAGGTGTACTCACCTAATTTTGCAGGTGCATCAGCATTCGGGAACTTAACTTTACTTCCTTGCGTGTCAAGTTTTAATATGTACAGACTTTCCTTTTCCATTTATTCTTTTGCCACATCATTTTGTTCCGTAACTCCTTTATTCTTTTTTTGCTGTTTCTCCAACAGCTTTTGAGCCTCTTCCTTCTCCTTTGCTATACGTTGTTCTTCGTCAGGAACAGATTCTGTGTTCTTCTCAATAGCCGTTTTTGTGGAAAGAATGCCGGCTTGTTTCATTGAAATAAGAATGTTATTGTATTCTGTTGCGCTGAACGGTTGCCATATCTTGAACTTGCAGCTGACACGGAGCTTAGCAAATTCGGTAACAGCATTTACGTTCTCGCCTTTTTGCACCAATTCTTTGGCCAATCCCTCCTTGAACAGACGCATCATCTTGTCTGCGAAATTCTGCCATTCGATTACGCCCTGTTGGGCATTTTTCAAGTCCAAATCACGGGTCAGCGTAATAGCCAGTCCACTAATGTCGCCACTTGACTTGACATCTTTCGGCAAAAGGAAAGTACAGGAAGTGTTTATCTGTATCTTCTCAAACAAGTCTTGCAGACTGTCAAGCATCCCTTGCGGACTTGGAGGTGCTTTGAACTCTGCACTTCCGTTACCGTCCATTGACTTGTCTTGCAAAATGATACTCCCGGCAAGTTTCTTTGTCGTTTCTGACAAATTGCCTTTGATATATAGAATGCCCCAGCCGTTCCGTTTCTGAATGACAAAGAAGATGTTGTAGATAATCTCGTAAATCTCGATAAGGCTCTGACCGTTGTTCCACGCCACATCACCGCGTTTAGTACACAATGGTATCTCGCTGAAACCGTGCAATATAGGAAGCTCTCTTACAAAACCGTCCTCGCCTGCTTTTTCACCGTCTATCGGTGTGTGAATACGGTACATGTAGGTATCATCGTAACTGTCAATGTATTCCACACCGTCCGCATCGGCATAGTAGACACTTTCAAGAAGTCTGTCACCGTTGTTGTCGCTGTGTGATATGATTACATAACCATCTTCATAACTTATCAGGCGGCATTTGATACGTCCTTTATGGTCATAATAAAACAGAAGTCCTGCATCGCCTGTCGCAAGTTGCGAACGGACTGCCTTTGTACGCCATCCATCCATATTCCTGTCTACCCAATACTCCTTGATTGTGGAATAGTTGGCTTTATCTTTCTCGGAAGGAGCGCCACCTCTCAAAGACAGAGTACAGGGATTTCCGCACAGGTAAATTACGTGGCTCGCCAGTATCTGCTCTTGGAAAGCCAATGCCGTGCGCTGGAACTTGATTTCCTGATACCCTCCATCTTCCAACTTCACGCAAATGCTCGGTAAGTTTTGGTCAAATAACACCTCATGACTCATCGGGTCAAGCTCTTTCAGAAACTTTTCCTGCGAAACGATATTCTTTTTTACATTCGGAAGCCTTGCCGTGCGTGTTTCGGTAATGGATGCGGACTGGCCGTCGGAATAGTCGTCTGTAGAACAAGTGTTACTTCCTCTAAAAAACGGCTTCTTCTGCAACAAGGCATTTACGTTCCGCAATAGATATGTTTTTTTCTCTTCCCGTGTCATTTTTCCGCATCAATTAGGTTGTAATACTTCATGCAAGCTTCCTTGCTGGGCATAGCAGAACACTCTCTCGAAGTCCATTTGCAGATAATGTCGTGCTTCTGCGGAACAACAATAATTCTTCGTTGTCCCTCTTCTTCCTCAATGTTGAACTTGTCGTTCAGCTTCACACGTGCATCCAACACGACCTTGCTTGCTTTGATGAAAGTATCTGAATCTCCACTTGTTTTCGCATCGTCAGCAATCTGTTTCATCTCCGATATTTCTTTCAGCAATGCTTCTCGGTTCTCATCTTTAGATATGGTAGTGATAGCGCCGATGCCGAAAGGTTTCAGTTTCTCGGCAAGCATGGATAACACCTTGTTTGAAGGCTTTTCATCTTCTTGGTAAGCAACCTTTGCAGCAAGAGCCTTATCTACGAAAGAATCACACATTACCAAATAGGCAACATCTCTTACCCTTGCTTCAATTCCTTCTGTTTTAAGGGAATTGAGAATATCCTTTATATCATTGTAACTAATCATTTCCTAACCTAATACCATAAATGTTCATCGTAAATACTTCCTTCTGTCTGTGCATGGAACGCTTGTTTGGTTTCTTCTTCGTGATTGTAATACCCTGCTTGAATCTCATTCCCGTATTCAATGTTAGCGCACGGAAGCATTCTCATAGCGCATGGGTCTAACAAGTCCATCGACCTGCCTTTCCCTAACATCTGATTCATTTTCTTCTTGTTCCAAAGCCGCTTCTTCCCACTCTGCATATCGTCAAACCGCACAACGGAACATTCTTCCATAAACTCGTTCTCAACCGTCACTTTGTATTTCAAATTTTGATGAGTGTAAGTCTGAACGGCAAGTTTATCGTCAAATGTCAAGTTACCTTCCTCTATCATCTTGCATAATCTGATATAGCACATATCCTTGACTGTCATTGCGGTAAGTTGGTAAAGCCCGAAAGGTTTATTTAGTGAGATATAAGGTACTGCATCGGGAATGTAATCATTGAAATACCGTCCGGCAGTCGCGTCAAAAATAATATGGCTTTCGGCTGTTCCATGCTCAAATGCAAATGTCTTCACTGCCATAGCGTTTTCTCTCGGAGTGGACTTGCTAAGAATGAGAATGTCGTATGCGTGAAATCCATCCCATGCAAGTGCAACAAGGTTGTCTGTGCCATAATCCGCCAAATCCACGGTAATCCATTTATCACCGTTCACGGCAGGGTTGTTGTTGAATACGCCTTGTGCGAAAGTGGAAGGGATAGGTATCTTTTCGTCAGAATCTGGGTCTGCATTATAGTTTACACCTATAAGCCCAGCAGCAGAGCGTGTACCAGAAGCGGCAACTGAACCAACGTATCCTGCATTGCCTCCCATCAGAGCTTCATTTTCATCAACTGTGCCCTCGTATAGGGTAAACGATTTGATAAAGTCTTGATATTTCGCTTTACCTTTCAAGTCTTTAATCAAACTGTCTATCTGTATCTTGCACTTGGCGTAAACTTCTTCTTTTGAATCTCCCCAAATCACATCATCAACGGTAGACCCAGCAACAAAAAAGAATCTGACTTTCCCTATTCTATCAGGGATACCCTTCCCGTTAACTCCAACATACCAACCTATGAATTTTCTCGTCCAATGGGTGCGTTTAGGATTGAATGTCGCACGGAATTTCCCCGTGAATGTCTTGCTTTTTCCACGATTACGGGATTGAATGTACGTAAATACCTCCCAAGGCATTTCGGTAAGCTCATCAATGGCAATCGCATCGTACTGCCATCCTTTCGCACGCTCCCTCATTCTGTCTATATTCGTTGGGTCTATATAAGTCAAATCGCAGTACGCTCCACTTGGGAATGATATACGTGGTGTGTCTGCCTCTTTAACTTTTACATATTCCCCGAATATGTCCTTGAATGTATCAACAAATCCTCCTCCTGCTTTTTGGTTCCCAAGGCTTCTACGACTTATTAAACATCTAAAATCAGGGTCAAGCATTAACGGTTCAGCGAATCCAAGAGCAAGAGAGTATGACTTCCCGTTTCCGACCCCGCCGGCACCGAAACATATATCCACGTTCGTTGAAGCAAAGTAGGTTTGGAAACCTGGGAAAGGCTTCTTCACTATCGCATTATGTACTTCTTGCTCTTTCATCAAAAGCAAAAATACCTCTTAATAATAAGGTAATATATACTTAAACTAATGTCTATTTATCATAGTGATAAATACAGTATTTTTTTATAGTTACACCTTTTTATTAAAGTATTACTTTCGCATATAATCATTATAAAACATATAGTGTATGAAGTTTACGAAAGAACAGTTTTCAGAAGCACTGAAAGCAGGAATCACCAACAACGGCAAGAAAAACTTGGCGATGAGTGAGAGAAGTTTCAACGGCAAGGTGGAAAGAATCTACAAGCGGTTGGAGAAAGCGAGTGGTAATGACGAGTTGGAATTGGATGATGCGGTTGCCGATTATCTGGAGGACTTCCAAGAGGATGACAACAACATCAGGAACGACAATTCAAAATTCGTAAAGGAGTGGGAAAAGAATCACCCCGCAAAGGATGATAAGGGAGATAAAGGTGATGACAAGGATAACAAAGGAGACGAAAGCAAACTGGATAAGCTACTCAAAGAACTCCAAGACTTGAAATCAGAGCGTGAGGAAGAGAAAAAGGCAAAAGCTATCTCAGACAAACGCAATCAACTCAAATCAGCCTTGAAAGGGAAAGAAATCAAGAATGAAGATTGGATTAATGACCAGCTCGAATTGATTCATATTGATTCTGAAACAGATGTTGATGCTCTCACAGAAAGACTGGTCAAGAGCTACAATAAGTTTAATGCAAGCACTCCACCTAACATCACTCCGGGCGGCGCAGGAGGCGGTACTGAAAAACCCGATGACTTTGCCGATGTGGTTGCTGTCGTAAAGAAGCAATCGCACAGAGAAGAAAAATAATAATCATTTAAACCCAAAAGAAAATGGCAGATTTTTATCAGCAAATTCTATTGAGCAGCGGCTACCTTCCTGGTAGGGCGCTGGTTCAAGCTCGCGGAAGCATTGGTGGACATCGCTATGTATTCGTGAAATTACAGATGAGCGGAAAGGATGCGCTTGTATTTCCTACCAGTGGCGGGATTGTTAAAAACCCATTCAAAGGCAATGCAAGAGCTTTTGCCGGAACTCTCGCAGAATATATCCCAAGCAATGGAGAAAATGGTAGTGAAGTACGTATTTTGAAATCGTATGCGGTTGCCAAAGCCACATCCGGTGGAGATGAAACAACTATTTACTTGAAAAGAGACGGATATTCTCTCATTCCGTTTGTAGGGGATATTCTTATGGTAGCGCCTACCACATTGACTGGTAAGGGAACAGCGGTTACGGTCACAGCGGTTGAAAAGACAACTGAAGATACAGCCGTGGACGTCTGGAAAGTAACTCTCAGTGCAACACTCGGAGCGCTAACTACAAGTTCTGTGCTTGTTGAAGCAAAAGAAGTTGGAGCGTCCAAATCCCCAATGGTTACTAATCCCAATTCATACCTCCCTTGTGACTTTGACTTTGTATTTGACCCAGCTGCATCCGAAGATGATTTCGATGGAGCAAGATACCTTATCACTCCTGCATTGGCATTGGGGGATGTATTTCTATATGAAGACAGAATGCAACCACTTTCGGCTGCATTAAAAGCGCTAAACAAGAGCAAAGTTAAGGGTTGGTTTAACATTTAAAATTGACAAGACTATGCCTAAATTTGATTTTAATAACAGTAGATACGCAAAGTTCTTCTCCGACAAGACGAATCAGCGTTTCTTGCAATCCTTTATCAATACAGAAGGTCTGCTATATACTAATTATGGTTGGTACAAAACTCAGGGTGTCAAGGCCGGTGCTCCTACCCCTACTGCCCCAAATGGTATCGCCACCTTTTCTGTAAAAGGTCGTGATTTAAAAGCTGCTCCTTTAATGGACTTACGTGCTCCACTTGGCGACAGTAACCAAATGGATAAAGACGGAATATATTGGTACACCGCATCTATACCTGATTTTATCGCTCCAGGCTTTGTTGAAACGGCTATGGAGCGTGAAGCAAAGGAAAAACAGTTTGAATTGTTTGGAAACGATGCCGATTTGGTAGCCGCTTGGGTACATACATTACAGTCCCAAATTGATAGTGCGGATGCGACCATGAACTTCATGACCGCACAATTGATGTCAAAAGGCAACATTGATTATAGAAACATTGCGCGTGGTATTCAGATACCCCTGCATAAAGCCGACATTCCAGAAGATAATTTTACGAAAGCAGGATGGGTGGCTTGGACTGACCCCAGTTGTAAAATCCTTAGTCAAATGGCTACAAAGGAAAAGGAATACCGTGATAAATGGGGGTATGAAGGCGCATTGGTATGGCAGGTAACACGTAAAATGTTTTACGAAGTAGTGTTGCAAAATGCCGAAGTTAAGGAATTGATTGAAAGTTTCAAGAAAAATCCTTTAGCTTACATCGCGACAACCACTACTGCACCTACTACACGTGAGTTGTTCTTAGCAGCTTTCCGTGATTATCCCGGTGTATCTCCAATTGAAATTGTTGAAGAGCGTGAGCGTAATCTTACCAATACCGGAGACACATTCGTGCAAGGTTGGGATGATAAGATTGCAGTTCTCCGTCCTGCCGGATATGCTTGTGAGTTTGAATACACCAATAACTTAGACAAACAGATGTTTGACAAGTATGGTTCAAGCGCAATAACCAAGATTTTTGCTCAGGCTAATGATGGTCTCTGCACGATTGTGAATACAACAACAAACAACGGGCTGTATAAGGAATGGCATACTGATGTAATGATGTCGGCTTGTCCTGCACTGAAAACATTCCGTAATCATGTGATTGTAGATACGAGTCAGGCAGATGATTAAATGTACAACACATCGCAGTAGTAGTTATGGAAAAATCATTTGACCCGATAGCATACCTCAATGGGCTTACAAGGTTTGTCTTTGAAGATGATGCGCTTGAAAATATCGCATACGAGAACGGTTTGATGTCTATTTCAGACCGTTCCAAAATAGACGAATACATGAAAGACCATTGCCTTATCGCACTCTATGAGCTTGTCATAAACGGACCGTGGTCTGTGGCTTCATCGTCACTCCAGCACGGGAATTACAGACAGGACATAGGTAGTGAGACGGTAACAGCTGCCATAATCCAAAACTTGAAAGACCGTCTGAAAGCACTGTACAAAAAGTATGGTGAAGAAGAAGCGTTGAAAAGCATGGATTCTGGTAGTATGAGTTGGGTCAATGAAAATTCATTAGATGTGTAGCTTATGCGCCTCAAAAGAAAAGCAATAACCGAATATCCGTTTCATGGCACATTCTATACCGTGATAACGAAAAAGCCGGAGGACGGAGACCTTCTTGGTAACGGAGGATTGCTTGACGGTGATTTACTAGGCGGTGAAGATACGGCTGGTTCTATCAATACGGAAACTTCGGAAGAAACCATTCTTCTTGAAACCGAATGTGACATACAGCAAGCTGCAAAGCTGATTAATTCTGGTACTATCATGGCTGATTATAAAGTGTTTTTCCCGTGCGAAGTTGGCGAGAAGCTACCTATACGTTTCAATACCAATTTTAAGTGCGAGGATTATGCAATACCAATCCAAGGCAGGGTTATAGGACTTGAATATAGTCAACTTGGTGGTTGCTCGGTTGACATAAAAATGAGCGAAGTGTAAGCTATGGCAAAGAAGGTTAAGACAGATTCATTGAATAAACTTATAAAGTTCTTATCGGAAGAAGCCGACAAAATAATTGCAGAAGAATTGAATAGGGTTACTTATAAAAATGATACAGACAACCTTCATGATAGCTACGGATGGGGAATATATGTTAATGGCAAACTATCCAAAAGCGGTTATCAAACGAAATACGCGTTAGCCCCAAGAATTTGGAAGAGAGAGCCGCTATACGGACGTGATGCGATAACGGATTTTCTTGAACGTAAATATAAGCCCCATGATGGAATTGACCTTGTGATAGTAGCCGCAATGCCATACGGACAAATATTACAGGAAAAGTACAAATATGAGGTAATCGCCATTGCTCAAAACCAACTCAAAACATTAAGCAACAGAATTAAAGGTTCAACTTTTGGAATTATAAAGAACGGTAAATACTGATTATATGGATAGCAAATACAAAACAACATCAAAAGTGGAAAACTTTTTTTCCATGCTGCTGACAAAAGCGGCTATATCCGATAACCTGTTCATCGGGAATATGCCTGCCACTGTTGAAAGCAATTGGAAAGAAATGGTGCTTGTTGATGTGCTTTCCATGAAAGATTACGGAGCTTATGCCAAAGGTTCTGCCAACGTGTTCTTGTACGCAAAATCAGTTGACAGCCACGGCACGAAACCCGTGAAGGAACTGTACAAGATGGAACTTGCGCTTGACAAGGCTATTGAATCATGCAAAGACACCCATTATGTAATTGATGTAAATTTCCGTGATGCAGATTATGACCAAAATAGGAACTACTACTACAATGTGATAAACATAGAAGTGACAATAAGGTAAACAATTTATTAACAGGATAATACTTTAAAATTATGGCAGTAAACAATACTGGCGCAACAGCCAAAAAATTCATCAAGCCTTCTTACATCGTGGCAACTCTGTTCACTGGCTCTGAACAAGACGATACGCCAAAGGGTGACTCTTATATCCTTGAAGATGTAGTTGAGGATACCACTTCAATCTCTCAAGACGATAACGATGTAAACGACATCGAGTGTGAAACTTCCGACAGCCCCATTCTTTCCATCGTGAAGCTTGGCAAATACCAGTTTACAGCTGAGGTTGCAGATACACAAAAAGACCTATTGGTCGCTCTCATGGGATTTACGGCAGGAACTACTGTCTCTACTAAATACTTTGCTCCAGCTCAATACAAGAAGTTGTATGCAAAGATTGACGTAGTGTTCGAGGAAGGAGAAACGATGACCGCATTTGTGGTTCCAAAAGTCCAACTTAACTCAAAACTAATGCTTGAATCTTTGAACTCTAATGTGGGTCGTATCAACCTTGCAGGAACAGCGTATGATGCAAATATCGCTGATGGAGAGAAAACTATCAGAACGCCGTTTTATGTAGATTCAGCTTATGAGTTACCCTCAGTGTGAGATAACTTAATAATCGGTAAAAAGGTTGTTTACAGGGCGGTAGGCTTATGTGCCGCCGTCCTTTTTATTTCAAATCATGGCAGTATATAGAGCGAAGAAGAAAGATACACAGTCAAAGAAAAATGTTGTGACATCTCGCACTCCAGTTTCTGATGAATCAATGGAACGTTTGGCAAGGATAATGAATGACAGCCCAAGCATTGTAAAACTTCACGGTACGGAGTGGCGTATTAAAGGATTGAAGCCCGGCGTTCAATGGCTTATAGCCGAACAAGCGTGTCAGATTGTGAAGGGAGAAAAACTAAGTATGGGTGATGTGATAAAAGAGTTCTCCGTAAATCTTCCTGCGGTGGTGAACGTAATAACCCTTGCACTACTCAATGACAAGGACAGAATATTTTCTGATTACGATAAGAGAGAACTTTCCGAGGAGTACCACCAAATATATGACCTTCTTATGTGGGGGGAATACGACATGAAAGACTGGGCTTTATTGCTGGGTGAAATTCTTAACCTCATAAGCACGGATTTTTTTTTCGAGAGTACCAATGTGATTCAGACCGTGAGGGAAATGACCTTGACGAGGAAGACGAAGAAAACGGAACAAAACTGATAATATCCCGTACCGAGTGGGGACAGATGGTTGATTTTCTGCGCTCCAACACTTGGTGCTCTCGTGACGAATATTTATGGGGAATGACAGTTGGGCAGGTGCGGTTAAGCTCGTTTGATTTTTCCCATGTAGAATACGGAAACAAGGACAAGAAAAAAAAGAAGGTCAGCAAAATAGGAAGTGTTGACGATTTGAAGAACTTGAATGATTTGGGTATGCCCATAATTAATAAAAAAGGATAACGATATGGAAAATAACGAAGCAGGAGCATTCCTCAACATAACCCCCGATGTATTAAAGAAGTTGGACAGTTTCGATGAGAAGCTGGAGAAGATAGAGAAGCACGCACATACGGCTGCGGATGCGTTGAAAAACGGGTTTGGCAGTGTGGTAGTAGATACAAGCAAGTTAGAGAATGCTATCACTTCGTTAGCCAAAAAGATAGATGCTATAAAAGGTAATCCATTTGAAGGGGCAGGAAAAGGTGCGGAAGAGACTACGAGAAAGACTACTTCTCTGAACGAAAGCCTTTCACGTGCGGCAGATTTGCTAAACAGAATAGGAAACAATAAAATAGGAGAAGGTTCATTCGCTAACTTTAATATATCCGGATTGAAGCAAGGGTATTCGGATTTGAAAAAATACGTTGAAAGCATGGACTTGTCAAAGCCGCAACAAAAGGCTGCGGTAGAAGCCATGCGCTACATGAAGATGGAGCTTGACGAGCAACGAAAGACGGACGAGCAACGTGCCCAATCTAAAGAAAAAGAGACGGAAAGAAGAATAGCTGCTGACAGACGTGCTGCAAAAGCTGCTGAAGATGCAAGGAAAGCACAGGAATATGCACAACGCACGACACCGCAAGGGGCTTTGGATTATTCGAGAAACACTAAATCACTACAACAGAACGTACAAGCAATCGAATATCTGAAAAAAGCCAGACTATCTTTAAATACCACCGATGCCAACTATAAAAACACGCTTGAACAGATAAACCAAGCCATCGCCAGACACAACCAAGCGTTGACAGAAGCAGGAGTTAAATCACAACAGCTTGCCACGCGCCATCGCAACCTAATGGATACGGCTGGGCAATTAAGCCGTCAGCTTGCTTTGGTGTTCTCCGTGTCACAGATTGAAGGGTATATGAAAAAGCTGGCAAACGTCCGTGGAGAGTTTGAATTACAGCAGCGTTCCTTGCAAGCCATATTGCAGAATAAATCACAAGCAGACCAAATATTCAACAAGACCGTTCAACTTGCTGTCAAATCTCCTTTCAAAATCAAGGAGCTTGTTTCATACACCAAGCAACTTGCAGCATACCGCATTGAATCAAGCAAGTTGTATGAGACGACAAAAAGACTTGCTGATGTGTCGGCTGGTTTGGGAGTTGATATGGGCAGACTTATCCTTGCTTACGGGCAGGTAAAGGCGGCAGCGTACTTACGTGGTACGGAAGTCCGGCAGTTCACTGAGGCTGGTATCAATCTGTATGGAGAGTTACAACGCTATTTTGAAGAGGTAAAAGGAGAAGCCTATACTACCGCACAGATTGTAGATATGATTTCCAAGCGAAAGGTGACTTTTGAGGATATTGAGAACATCTTCAAACAGTTAACTGAAAGCGGAGGGTTGTTCTACAATATGCAAGAAATTCAATCTGAAACCTTAATAGGAAAGATGAGAAACTTGCAGGATAGTATAGACGTTATGCTTAATTCTATTGGCAAGGCTAACGAAGGTGTTTTAAAAAGTTCTATTGACGGTGCAAAAACCATCATTGATAATTGGGAAACCATTGCTGAAATTACAAAGGTAGCAGCAGGAATGCTCGTCTTGTATAAAGCTAATTCATTATTAGCCTCATCCGCTTTAGGAAAGATGGCATTACAAGTCTATACGTTTCAGAAAAGTCTTGATGTATCAAGAGCGCAAGCATTCTTTACAGCTATCAGAGCTGGCTTTAGATTTACACTTGTGTCTCTAAAATCAATAGGTACATTAATCGCTTCAAACGCATACCTTATAGCGCTTACTGCTATAATATATGCAGTTGACAAACTTAGTTCAAGTTATTCTGAATATAATAGAGCTTTAGAAGAAAGCAATAAGAAATACAACGAGAACATAGCTCCAGTTAATTCACTTATTGCAAAATACAGAGAATTAACAGATGAAGCTAATAAGGCAAAAGCTGCACAAGAAAAGAACTTCGATTTTGCAAAAAACAGAAAGGATAGGGAAAACGCTGTTACTCAATTAGCAAGCAAATTCAAGGAATACGGGATTAAAGAGGATATTGGCGATGTTACAAAGTTATCCGACAAAGAGCTTGAAGCAACACTTGATAGACTAAATAAAAAGTTTAGAGAGATACAGCAGACAATAAAAGGTTTCTCTGATTCTTATGCAAAAGTAAATGCAAAATTAAAGAATAACTGGTTTGACTGGAGCGAGGGCATATCAACTGATTCAAAAGACCTTAAAAAAGCAGGAGAAGAATTAAGTATATATTCAAGCAGAATTACAAAAATGCTTGACATTGTAGGCGCTCACTATTTCGACCTTTCTTCAAAGGTTGCTGGATATTATAACGAAGTAAAAAAAGGTCCCGATACAAGCAAAAACGAATCGGAAGTAGAATGGCTTCTTAGAGCACTTGACGCATTAAGAAATATAAATTCCGAATCGGAAGTTATCAGAAATGAGTTCTCAAACAACAAACTGTCCTTGTTTGACATAATAAATAGTAAAAAGAACTTTGACTCACAAAAGGAGGAGTTCGTAAAAGAGGTGCAGTTGTTAAAAAAGGAGCTTGAATCAAAAAGTATAACAGACCCAATATTGGTTTCTATTGCATTAAATAAAAAAGCGATAGAGGAAGAGTGGACTAACTTGGAGGAAAACATAGCAAGAAGTGTTTTAGGAGGGAAATATATCAAGCCTATATCAGAAGACAGCAACAAAGAGGAAGTACAGCCAGACCCCAAACATGAACGTGACATATTAGCCGAGCGTATTACCCTTATCAAAGAATTGAATAAGGAATATGAGAAGCTAAACAAGGTGATGGGAAGTGATGAAGCGGCTAAAACGGTTATGGAGCGTTATGAGAAATCCCTTAAAAACGTGAATATGCCCAAAAGCATCATCGGGGATATGTTCATTCCAAACAAGCAGAATACGGCAAAAGCATTGCAGGAAATTTCTAAAATAATCACAGATTTTAGAAAGAAGCAAGGTGCTATTAATGATTCATATCAACTGTTGGATAGTGACGATATAGAAAATATTAAGAAACAGCTCGACAAGACCAAGAAGAACATTGAAGATATGTTCAACGGATTGGACTTGCACAAGAAACTGAAAGATGCAGGACTTTCCGAAGCGGAGGTTCAACAGTTGTTCCCCGGACTTGCAAAGACGTTGGATGATGTAGAAAAAGAAATGAAAGCGTCATACGAAAAGAATTTCCCGAAAGGCGAATACCTTATTGCTGATACCGATGCCAACAAGCAATATTTAGCAGACTTAAACAAGCTGAACCAGCAGCGTATAAAGGACAGTCAAGACCTTGTTATCGAACTGACTAAAGCTTATAAAACACAGCTTTCAGACCAACTTCAACTTGACCGCTGGTATTATGAGGAGAGAGCAAAGATAGCGAACGCTAATCTAACAGAGGAACAGAAAACACAGTATAATTCCAATCTTACAAGCCAGTACAATAAGAAGTCTGACGAAAACGCTTGGAAACAATTCCAGAATTCGGATATATATATTTCAATGTTTGAGAACATTGAAAGTTCTTCTACTCGTATGCTCGAAGCAATGCGTGACAAGCTCGCAAGTTTACGTGAGAACTTGAAGAATCTTCCTGCCGACCAACTGAAAGCTATAATCAACCAGCAGGAGAAGATTGACGAAATGATTTCCCAAAAGAATCCTTTCAGCGGTCTTACTTCTGGAGTAAAAGAGTACATTCAATTCTTAAAGCAAAGGAAGGAACTTGAAGAAGAAAATATTAGAGCCAACAATGCGGTTGCTTACTATACCGAACAGAAAAATGCGCAATCACAGATTGTTCAACAAAAGAAGCAAGAATACGATGCAGCAGTAGAAATATACGGTGCAAATTCGGAGCAAGCAAATCAGCTACGCATACAATGGTTGTTAGAGAAGTCAAAACTTGATGCAATACTCGCTCAACTTGTTGCAGAAGGGAAAATAACGGAAGAGACCGCCAGACAAATCAGAAATGGTCAGAAATTAGGTAAAACCTTGTCCGATAAATTCAGCGAAATTGGAAATAATCTCTCTGAATTTTCATCCGGTATCACTGACGTAGCAAGTAACCTTGAAAATGTGTTTGGCACTATGTCTGCCGGAACAGCAGATACAATTAGCAGTATAGCAGAAATAGCGAGTGGATTAGGTCAAACAGCAAGTGGGGTTGCACGTGCTATTGCTAATCCTGCTGATATTGGTGGTTATATCCAAGCTGTTGGGGGAATTGCTAAAACCATAGGAAGTCTTTTTAATATTAAAGACAAGAAGAAAGAGCGTGAAATCCAACGGCAGACAAAGAATATAGAAACACTTGGTAAGGCATACGATGAGCTAAAAGAGAAGATGGAAGCCGCTTGGAGTGCAGATGACCTTCGCACACAGACGAAAGATACCGTAGCCAACTTAGACAGCCAGATTGCTTCCTACCAAGCTATGATTAAAGCCGAAGAGGATAAGAAGAAAACCGACCACGCTCGTATTGAAGAATGGCAAGATGCTATTGAGGAACTTAAAAAGACCAAACAAGAAATCCTGAATCAAGAAAAAATTGAAATGGGAGGCATCGGTGGTGAATCCGAATACAAAGATGCTGCCTCTTCATTTGTTCAAGCGTGGCTGGACGCATTTAATGAAACAGGTGATGGACTTAAGGGGTTGGAAGAAAATTTTGATGATTTCATAAACAATCTCTTCTTGAAACAAGCATCCATGAGAATTGCCAATAAGTTTCTTGAACCGTTATTCCAAATGATAGACCTTGCTGTTACAGAAGGAGAAGAAGCTATAAGAAAAGGATTTGACGGTGATACAAAAGTAACAAGGCAAGAGATGGACAAGATTGTTGAAGAAGCAAAAAAGCAATTCCCACAACTTAGTGAAGCATTAGAAGCCCTATACAACGCTCTTGGGATAAAAGATAATAAGAAAGCCGAACTATCGGCTCTCCAACAAGGTATACAAGCTATGAGCGAAGAAACCGCTGGGGAACTTCAAGCCCTACTGAACTCGATACGCTTCTTCGTCTCCCAGCAAACAACCGACATTTCCGCAATCAGAACGCTGTTGGATGCCCGATACGCTCTTGAAACCGAATACTCTGATAGTAACCCCATGCTCGTTGAATTGAGGACACAGACGGGGTATTTGGAAATCCTTTCGGACAGGATAGACCGTGTGTTTGCGCCAAGTCCAAATTCAAAAGGAGCCGGGATTAGGGTTTTTATGCAATAAAAATGAAGTAGTAGGATGTTCTCTTACCGCTTCATACGCATGATAAGTCTGTGATTATTTACTTCCGTGGTCGTATATATCACCGAATTTAGCTTCTATGAATATAGGGTATACCACACAGTCCATTATTAGACATACGAAAGGGCGGTTATCGCCACTATATCTGAAAACAGCAAGTTCTTTAATATCCTCTGTGATTATTGCAGGAAGGGATGTTGGCTTCAACTGTTTGATTGGTATCATTTCAAAACCATACTGGTGTTTCCCGGAAACGTTTATATCTTTCCAAGTAAGACAGCACAATTTTTGCATCCTCGTTACAAAATCCTTGAACACACTATTATCACATCCTTTTAAAGATGTTTTCATATCCAAGTACTTAAAGCAGAAAAGAGGTTCTTTGCTTCTCGCATCAACCTCTTTTTCTTTTAAATTAGGCTTTACATCTTTATGCTTTAACTTAAACTTACCACTCATTTATGCTTCAATTTGTGTTTTGAAAAACGCCATCATCTTATCACGGCTTATTACAGAGTTTATTTCCGTGGTTTTCCAAGGAGATTCTTCATGTGTCATTTTCATCAAGGCTACAGCAGAAAACTGGTTGTATTCCTCATAAACATTGTTGAAAAGTTCTTCTTCATCATCTGATAAAGATATACCTTCTTTTGAAGTCGATATAGAATTGGATTCAAACGATTTATATTCCTTATATACAGAAGGGACAACCGGTCCATATTGCCAAGCAACAATATCCTCATCAAACAATGGTGTTCCAAAATATGCCAAATGGAAACCTTGTTGGTAATACATCATCTTCTGCAATTTCAGATTTGATATAGTATCACCATGTTCCAAATCTGTTTTGGATATAATTTTATTTGCGATGTCTAATGCTTTGTATGCCATAATATAATGAGTTATTTGTAAAAGAGCCCAAGGGGTAAGCATACCTATTATTCAAGGATAAGCAGTAAATACAGCTTTAAGGTATGCGTAGCCATGAGCGTAATTATGATGCAAATATAGAGGCTAAAATTTGTATTGCAATGGATTTCTTATTTAATTTATAGATGTTTAATAGCATATTATAAAAAACGCTGCGACAATACACAATGCCCCCAAAGAAATCATCGCTACTTATACCTTCCTATCACTACTTGATTGATGCAATCGGCAGCAAAACCTACCAAATAAGCTTGTGCCTCATCATTGTAAAAATCACCTTTAACGCCAATGTCAGAAAAAATAAAGGAAGATACATGAAGAGCCTCATGCGCTATGTCCTTAATTCCCATTTTTTGCTTTATATATACAACAACACCTAGCCAATCACCGTCTTTTATCGAGGCTCTAAACGTAATAGCCTTGCATGATTCCAACATATTCTCAACCTCGTCAGATTCTTCAATATAAAAAGTGCGTTCTATATCTTTAAAAGAGCCTCCCTTTACAACCCATAGCTTACGTGGGTATATGGTAAGCTCAAACTGATGTATCTGAAATTTACTGCTCATAGCTCCACTTTCGCCCCAACCACATACTCTTTCCCGACTTCACGACCTAATTCGTCATAAGAAACCCTACGGACAAATCCAACATCAGAAACCTGTACTCCGGTCTCATTCTCAAACTCATTCAGAAGAGCGGCTATCTTTTCGTTCAACTCCTGCTTCTTTTGCTTTATCTCTTGAATATCCATAATTATTGTTCTGCCTTAAGATAAATATTCTTCAATTCGTCCTTTTTCAAAGCTCCGTACTTTATTGCACGGTCTATACGCTTACGGGCATTACCATCCTTAGATTTCACACTATTCTTGGAATTATCCTTAGATACAATCAGTTTAACCAACTCGTTCAGAGGAATAGGCTCTACAACAGCTCTATCCCAAATAGAACTGAAAAAATCTTTTGCCGGTTTACCCATAAGTAACTTCTTTTCCGTTTCATCCCCCACTTTTTCAAAATGCAAGTAAGGTTCGGCCACAATATTGAAGTAAGGCAGCAAAGATTTTTCGTCCGGTTCACTCACCATACGTGTTTTCAGAAGTTTCAAGTATCTACCCCCTACCCTTGTGCGGCCAATGGCAAATACCCCGTCCGCAAAGTTGGAAAGAAGCTTACTCCCGGCCATGTTCGTCTTAGACAAGGGCTTCCATTCCTCAATCTTAGGCGTATGCGCTATTACCATGATACTGATTTTCAGCTCACGCTTCAATCTTGTAAGACCGTCCATAATAACTCCAGCATACTCCGCTTCTGCTGTCTGCGTAGAAAGATAGGAAAGATTATCAAGTATCATAACCTTTGCACCTGTATCAATCAGCTTGTCTTTTATGCCGTCAATCACGTTCATGCTAAAATCCTCGCTATCCACTTCTTCCGATATTGTGCATCGGATAAGCGACTTCGGGAAATCAGCGTTCTTATAACGCCTTGCAAGTTGTCTGTCAGAAAGCTCAAAATCAAAGTACAATACCTTTTGAGGACTTACCTCAACATCCGCACATTCGCTTTCCCCTTTAGCTATCTCGTAGGCTATCTGCGTGGCAAGAATGGACTTACCTATTCCGCTATCGGCAAATAGGAAAACAAGCTCGTTTTCCCACCAAAAATCGCCCCACAACCTATGAATAGGCGGTTTCTTCTTTCCATCCTCAATGACTGACTGCATATCGGAAGAGCTGAACAACGGTATTTGCTCGACCATATCCCCATCATCGGGAATATCGCTACCTATTTGCTCAAACCGTTCTATGTCGGCTTGTATTTGCTCTTCTTCTATATAATTCATTGTTTTTTAAGCTCCGTTTTAGCGAATACTAAATTTTGTACTTCTTCTTCCCATATATCACCTTCGTTCCCTTCAAAGTCAAGGTAAACGGTATCATTCGGGCTTGCCCCATTGATGCTTGAAAATATTCCGACTATCTGCATGGGGATGGAAAGCCTTTCTTCTTGTTGGGAGCGGAATTTGATATGAACATAGTTGCCTATTTTTAAGTCTGTTGTTTTCATAATCTGATTTTTAAGCAAGGTGCGCCAGCATTAACCAACGCACCCGTTACTTTTTCTACACGTGGCAGATAGGCTATTCTTTCAGAAGTTTTACACGTTGATTAATGATATTCAAATACTCGCCCATATACTCACGTTGAGCTAAAAGCAATCTTCTTTGATTTTCATCTTTAACCGATTCCTCAAATTTTGGAGATTCAACGAACAGACAGAGCTTCTCCAACTTTGCTGCCAAATCCTTCTGTTCAATTACCAATCGGTCAAGAAATGAATCTGCACACTTATATGCTTCTTCAAACGGTTTTGCTGGCGACCAGCTTTCGTAACCGTCTTGATACTTCACATGATAACCAGCATTTCCTTTCTCGCTTTCGTTAGGCTCTCTACCTGCTTGCAGCAAGCCTTTCTCATACGCTTCGCCCATTGTCATAGGCTCGGCTTCAATCTGTTTTGTTCCAATGTACTTTTTCATATCAATTAATATGGTTTAATTGTTTCTTGATTCATTAATTTCGCCATAAAATCATGTTTTTCTTGTTTGGTTGCTTTTCGCACATCACCTCCCCACATGAAATTTCTAAACCCTGTACTCTTTTTAATTTCCCCGTCATTCCAACCTATAAGAATACCATAACCGTCACCAGTCACGCATCCGTTATAAATGGAAATCTTTTATCTATCGGATTGTACATTTCCGATTCTTTACTTGATGGGATTCCATACAGAAAATCACCAATACAATATTCTGTTTCTTTCATATTTTCTTATATTTAAGTCCGAAACAAACCTTAATCATAAGCCTTCTGAACAATCCTATTTTATCATAAACGGGAATACTTGACCTTGTCGGCTCATGCACAATATAGCCAATCACCTTAACCGGTTGTTTAACATAACAATTATCCATAATAATCAATTTTTAGCCCATTCGGACTTAGTTATACAATTCATAGACTTAAACCTACTTATAATCATGATTGATATGCGGTTCAGAGTTATCCACATACTTCTCATGTACCACACCATTACCTTCAGTCGTGAAACTACAGTCTTTCCCATAGCGTATAACGCAACAGTGACCTTCACACATGACGCGTACTTTCGATTTTCCGCTCAGGTAAATCTCACACACAATTCCTTTGCCGACAACAACATCACACTCGCAATCAACAAACAATGTAAGCGTGGAGTGTATATCAACATTCCCTCTGTGGGAAACATACATCTCGGATGTGTAACCATCCTTGTTTCTCTGCCACTTCCCGTTTATGTAATCGGAAAAGTTCTTTGCGATATAAGATGATGACAGCCCCCAGCCGTTAGATATGCTATCAGCAATCATATCCATGCCTTTTGCGTCAGTGGCAATCTCCATCAACGCCTCTTTGCTCGTAGCTTCATCCCACTTGTTTTTGTATGACGTGCACAATCCGAGCATCATGGCATTACGTTTAAAAGAAAGCAAATCATTCATACAATCGGAAATTTTTTTAGTTCGACCTCAATAAGTTCATTAATCCTCTTCACGTCACTATCTGAACAAGGAATGTCCTTATACATTCTGACAGACCGTATAATGTTACGTGCATGAATATGAGAATGTCTTTCCAATGCGCTGTATGGCACCCCGAATCGGTCATGCGCAATCACAAATACGGCAGGTCTTGCCATTCTCTTTACGAACGGTATATTTGTCCTCCCTTCGTATAAAGACAAAGGAGAGACAGGAACATATTTGTCATTGCAAAATGCTTTATTTACGCAATCGCAAACAATACGCTCAATCTTTCTTATAACGTCCGATTTTAAGCAATTTTCTCCTTCTGACATACTTTTCTATTATTTTCTTTTGGTCTTCATTAAGAATTTCACCCATAACATACATATTGCCAATAGTAGCCTTTCTAAAATCCACTTCCTTTTTCCCACATTTACCCATATTACAATCTACACCTTTTGAAACATTCGGTATTATCACATGGGTATTGGTGCATCCTTTTACGGGTATCGCCTTAAAGCTAAGAAACATATTACCGTTTCTCACCTTAATGCATCCTGTTTCTACATCGGGAATAAAAAGCCCCTTTGTCACTTCTCCGGTCTGCTTGTCCTTGAATGACACCCATTTCACACCAGGATGCCGTTCCATCTTTATATAGATGTGATATACATTGTCAGGACTATACCTGTCCTTCCTCGGCTTCAACACTTCCATCGAATACCTCCTTAGCCTCTTCTGCCATGATAACCTTCTGCTCAAATTCAGCATTCGCCTTTAAATCTTCTTCGGGCGGCGTAGTGTTCATAGCCTCATCCAAATCCTTCATCTGTCCTTCCATCCACTTCATGTAGTTTTCAGCCTCTTTCTGCGCCTCATTAATATCTGTGAACACAGCCATAGGCTTGATAAGGTTCGCTTCGGTAAGCACCTTCATACCGTCCAAGAACTCCTTATTGGTGGAAGTAGTTTCCCCGAACATTTCATTCTCCTTGCCTTTGATGGATTTCTTGAAGTCCACCATATACTTCAACCACGCATAGAGAGATGTTTCATGCGCCACACCGTCCAATCCTACGGAATATGGGGTAGTGAATACCTTGTAACCTGTATAGTTTTTAAAGCAGATTCCTTGCTTAAACACCACAATCTCGAACGAACCGAAGTTCTCCCTTTCCAGCACATCACTTTCTTTGATGATGAACTCAAATCCTTGTTGTCTCTTATTCTTTGTCATAGCTTTAATTGTTAATTGATAAATCGTGAACTACCACTATTGGTGTTTTTATATCGCAAAAGTTATTGTATGAATCAATAACACTTTTCGGATTTAAGTTGCAATCCAAAAAACAAATCCACTTATCTGGGGCATCATCATAAGAAACCTTTGATTCGTTTATATAATCAAAAATAAACGAATCTATATCGTCAGTTAGATTACGTTCATTCAGCCAAAAGTCATAACCTGCAATCCTTTGAGCCGCATTACTTATCAAGTTTAACTCATCTTCTGAAATATTGCCTTGCTTTATACGGTTAAAGTCTATGCCACAATCATAACACAACATACGATTGATTAATTGAATCTCTGAAATGTTGGATGTATCATAACTTATGATATAGCCATTTTTTAGCAGTTTCTTTATCGCATTAAACACATTTACCCTTTTAGTGTCTGTGTAAATAAAATGAATCCCTTTATTTTGTAGTTCCATACCTATTCCTCCGTCTTAGCCTTTCTACCCCTTTTCGGTCTGAACGCAGTCTTAGCGTCCTCTACCTCGATAACACACTCTCCTTCGTCCTCAATTGTCGCCACCACCTCATTCTCCTTCAACACTTCCTCAACAACCGGATTAACCTTTTCCTCCGCTTCATCCACAACAGATTTCCCAAATCTCGGCTTCTCCTGGTTCATGTTCAGCTTCTGCATATCCATGGCGTACTGCAACTGGTACACCTTGAACTTCTCATCGTCCGAATCAATGATGTCGTCCGCTGCATCAGCATAGTGCATGGCGATAGTCCGTCTGTTAGCCTTCATAGCCATTCCCAACGCTTCTTCATCCACATACATATACGGATGGATGGAGATAAGACCATCAATGGGAGAAAGCCGCCCGAATGTCTTCTTGTACTGGATAAGACCGTCTGCCCTTTGTTCAACAATGGCATAGGCATTCATAAGGTTCTTCTTCTTGATAAGGGCGATAGCCAATATCCAAGTAAGCCCCAGTTCGGGATTAAACTTCTTAGGCAACTCCTTGCATCTCGCAAATGATAATGCTTCCGATAAGGTTTCTGTTTCTAAAAACATAGCAATATAGAATTTAATTGTTATTCGTTAGGAAAAGTTTCGTCATATCCGAAGGAATGTCCGTACACGTTCTTGAACGTATACGTCACTTCCTTGTATTTCTGTCCGTAAAGGGTATCGCTTTTAGGCTCCGTGGCTCCTGAAAGGAACATCAGAACCTTTCTCTTCCTCGCTGTATCACGGTAGGCAATCTTAGAGCCAGTAATGAAAGCCATAAAGTCACGGTAAGACTTATCATCTTTGGTATCATCCTCCAAGAATATCAATGTCAGCTTTATCGTTGTCTGCTTGTGTGCCGGCGTGCTGGAAACATACACCTCCGCCTTGCTTGTCTCGGCAAAATCCTCTGAGTACATATTGGTAGGCTCTCCATAAGAATTAAGTCCGGTACATTCTTTGTACCTCAAACCGGGAAAATCTGTTTCCAAGTCTTTCCAAACGGCCTCCGACTCGCCGTAACGTATCATATAGAATTTGTATTCTTCCATAAAAATAGAATATAACTACTGCAAAAATAGAAAATTATATTGATTTATTCAAGCTTTACTTTAATATTTATCACTGTGATATATTTTTACTCATATTCCTATTATTTTTATGTTAGTAATACAAAAGGCATCCCGCTTGTAATAAGTAGGATGCCTTCGTGTATGATAAAATTATATTTTTCAATTTTGGCTTATTATACTCATGTGTGGGTATTTGGTTTCATGAATTGTCGGCTTCTTGGGCTTTTCTCCTTTGAGTTCTGCAAGTTCCGCCTTGACTTCCTTAAGTTCGTTCAATAAATCCGTATATCCTTCCGTCAATCGGAGAATATGTTGCATCATTGCTGTACTGATTTCCATAATAGATGAATATTTGTTTTAGTCGTTATTCCTGCCATCTGCCCGCCAGCCGTATTACTGGCGGGGGATCATAACGTGATTTCGCTGGTCGAACCTCAACGTGCATCTATGCTTGTTTATGTGGCAATATATTTTTGGGTATAGTTGTATCCGTCCGCATAAATGCGGATAACACAAGTAGTTGGTTTATAAACTTTAGATTACGCAGCGGGTTCTAATTCTCCTTTTATCTGCTTAATGGCTTTCTTCACGTCCCAATCATTTTCATATAGAGCAATAATGAAGCGTCTACCTTTCTGCGTCCATACAGTATATGTGTTGGTATGGGTATTACCTCTTTCACTTGTGAAAATATTGGTTCTCGTTTCATGCATACCCCATTTGTCGTATGGTGATTTTAAGAGCCACTGCCCCGACTGTTTGAACTGTATTCCAAGTTCTTTCAGTTTGTTGTTCAGTTTTTCTGCCGACATCCCTATCTCTTTTGAGATTTGAGTGGTTGTCATGGCATTGACGCTCAACAGATGGTTGTCGTAGTAGCTGACTTTCGGAGCAGCCTCCTTGATTTCCTTGTCTTGCAGTTTAATGGTGGCTTGCTGTTGCTCCGTTTGGGCTTCAAGCTGCTTTAACCGTTCCTCTCTCTTGGCAAGGGTGGCTTGTGCGATGGTTAGAGCACGTGCCATGATTTCTTCGGGAGTGTCGTCCTGCTTGGTGGCAATGTAGCCGCCTGTTTCTAATACGGTAGGAATAACTTCATCGAAAATCCAACTTTCGACTTCTTCAGCTTGCGGAAGTTCTGAATTGGCAACTAAACGGATTAAGTTACCTTTTGTGATTATTTTGATTTCTCCTGTTTGTTCATAGATAGTACCGTCTTTCCTCTGACCAGTTTTAACCACCCCGTCGCAAAACGCGACCCCGTCTGATTTACAATGTTTTGAAATCGCATCACGTGGATTCGCATATCCTAAGCATTTTGCAACATCTGTTGCAGCAAACATTACTTGACCGTTTATTACCACGGTACGTACTTGCCCGAAAATAGGCGATTGGAATAGTTTTAATTCTTCCATAACGATAATTTGAACAATAAAAAACTGCGCTACGTGTTGTTCAAGTTTATCGCAAACTCCGTGGGTATTTCTACTCCACGACACGGCGCAGTTTTATCTTTATATTTTAAAGACTACTTTATGTATGGGCATAAAAAATGCCGCTATGTTTGCGGCTTTGCACCGCGATAATTTGAACACTGCAAAGGAAAGCATTTATTTTGGAACTGCAAAACTTTGCGGTATGTTTTTGAGCATAAAAAAGCCACGGCTGTAATTTAACCGTGACTTAATATTTCTAATTGCTTATTGTTGTATATTACCAATCGTTTTCACTACTTTCCATATATCCCTTCAAGTTTTTTATTAGATTTGAGAAAACAGATTTTTCTACTGACTTCCAATCTCCGGCTATCTGTTTCGTTTCATAGGCATTCTCTATATTGGTATCCTTCAACTTTCCTTCACTTAACGTGTATTTCCATAAATCGCTCCACCTTATTTGTATGTTATCTATAACATATTTATATCTTCCGTCTTTTACATATATAGACATACTAAACTCTCTCCACTGGTCCCATTCGTTTGGGTTAGATGAAGTCTCTGTCGTAAACGGTATTATTGATTTTATAGTTATCAAACCAAGTTCCTTGTCTTTTGCTTGTATTACTGTATTTTTGAAATAAGACGACTTGTTTACCCAAATCAATGCGTTGGTAAATAAATCAGAAGACTTCTTATTACTCACTTCAACTACATCTGATATAGTATATTTACCATTAACTACTGAGCAATTTTCACTATTTTGAGCAAACAATAAAGTATGCACAAATAAAATTAGCACAAATGATAACAATTTTCTCATAAGATTGATTTTTAATTAATTATACATGATTAATTACAACTTTCTGATTTTAAACTTATAAGTTTTATCATCACCATCTATATTCATGGTAATAACTGCCATATCGTTCGTAATAGAAATGACCTTAAAACGAATATATTTTTCTCCATATACAGAATAAATATTAATATAGTCACCATTTATTTTATATATGCCTGTAAAATTCCCAATAAATCCACTTTGCTTATAAGTACCATTTGGCGTAAACGTATAGGAAAGTTGATATTGAGTTCCAAAATCTGACAGGTTAGCCATTTCTCCATTAACATCAATTTCAAGACCTTCCCATGTACCGTGAAGATTTTTCAATGGATACTTAAACGTGTTTGAAGATGAGTGCTTTTTTGCGTTAAACTCCTTCGTTTTATCCAAATCAAGTTTTAACATGAACGCATCATTCTGAATTGTCTTATCTATCACCCCGACAGAATTAACGTCCATAGCGACAGATACAGCACCTTGATGTCCTTCCGAATCATCAAAGAAGAAAAACATACGTCCATCATTCACTTGCTTTGAATTGATTTCATACGATTTCACCACATTACCGCCCATAGTAATGAATTTTGCACTTGACCCTATATCCAATCGGAAAATAGTGTCTGTGGATTGTAATAGCTTCTTTGATATATCCTTATTACAAGTACATATAAAAGAAGCGTCTTGCGCATTTGCCGTAGTTATAACCATCAGCAAAGCAATAATTGAAAATAAAATCTTCTTCATATAATATAATTTTTAGTGAATAATCATTTCTTATGCTGCCAGCAATAGATGCTTCCCTTTGCGGCAGTCCTCTTGCACCGTGTGCCTTTCTTGGTTCTCGCAGCACATCTTCTCTTGGTTACATTTGTACCCGAACCACCACCGACACCGCTTCCGCCACTATTGCCTCCGCTGCTTGGTGCGGAAACACCAAATTGATACACACAAAATGTATCTCTTAGGTTGTATTTGTCATTATACACTTCTACAAAACATTCCCTGTCTTCTGTACTTTTGTTCTCCGAAACAATAACATTCACATAAGGATAATTGCATTTATAATCTATCCAGCTGCAATCACCAATTCCTCTTGCCTTAAAATCATTAAGCGTTGTAGTTACTTCTACTTTATCTTCGCTTGGGAAGGAATATGTATATATACTACCGTAAACCGAAAGCATATTATATTCTTCCACTTCATAATCGCTGCATCCCGATATTATCAATGATGCAATGGCTATTAATATCTTCTTCATTTCCTCAACCCCTTTCTAAAGCTACTGTTTGCACTCCTTGAACTCTTCATAAGTCCACCTTTTACAACCCAAATGATAACCGCAATAAAAAATAGTATATCCATAACCCTTGTTATAAGTTAGTAATATTCAAATATCTATTCCTTTATCCTTCCATTTTCGTCAAATTCAAAAGGAAGCTCCATCTGGCCAATTTGGCGCATCTTCATCTTCTTGAAATTGTCACAGAACTGCTTCATGTTATCAGATACTTGAAACAGTGTTATTACCTTGTTTATCTGCTTCTCCAAATTAGGCTCTCCTATATCGGTAGTTAAAAGCTGGTGATACCTGTTAGTCCTGTTCCCCGATTCGCTTTTAGGAGTTTTCTTTTTAAGCTCCTCCAACACGCCATTAGGTAATTCCTCGTATATGAAAGTGTTCGTCCACTTGCCTATGATTCCCGGTCTTTTCTTTATACCGTTCACCGTATAATCCCAACCGTTAAGCCTGAACAGTTCCTTGTAAAATATGTCAGGGAAACGCTTTTGCCAAGGCAACAACTCTTCTGATATGTATGCTTTCAATATCCTTTGAAGCTCGTCATTCTCACGCTCGTACTGGTAGCCGGTGGCTTCATCAACAAGTGCTGTTATTCCGACACGTGCAAAAGCACGCATAAGAATCTCGCATTGTTCAGCTATTATCAACTGCCTTGGTGAGAGGTCTATCTCCTTGCGCGCTTGAAGGAATACATCACAAATGTCAGCCAAAACCTCCGCTTTGTACCCGTTAATCTTCTTTCCTCCTTCATAGCATAAAACAGGGCTAAAGTGGTCCGATGATAAGTATTTGGAAATAAACGGACTAAGTGTCTTTTGATTAAGGTATCTGACTATTCTGTGGCCCGATGTAGTTTTATTATCATCAACCATTTTTAGTGCTTCTTGCATTCCCCTTCCCGACAAAACTCTTGTTCCATCATTAAGTACATAGCATGGTATAATCATACCGTTAAGGTCGAGCTCTCCCTTGTATTGTATTATCTTCTTTTCTTCCATATAATAATGCCGTTCTAAGTTAGTAATAGTCTGCAAAGGTAACAAATAACAGTGGAATGATTGATTATTTGGTGTATAATGTATTATATTTGCAATACAATATAATACAATAATAATATGGAAGCAGTAGTAAGAAAACAAACTTCGTTCCGCTTGCGTGAGGATTTATTGCAAATCTTGCAGGAACAGGCCAAAAAAGCAAACAGGAGTTTGAATAATTTTGTAGAGAGCACTTTAATGGATGCAATGTATTCAGAACCTAATGAAGAGACGGTTGCAGCCATTAAGGAAGCGCGTTCCGGTAAATATGCCGGGGTTATTGATACGACAGATTTTGGCTCATTCAAAACAACAACAGAAAAGGCATGAGCGCAATAGACATTATTCGGGGTATTTTGATATACATGTACGGGCAAGACCACAACCCACCACACCTGCACATTAAAGACGGTGGCAACTGGTTTACTATCACTATCAAAGATAGGATGGTAGAAGGTAAGGGAACAGCAAAGACTATCCGACTGATAAATGAATACATAGACACCCACGAAGCGCAATTACTTGAAATTTGGGAAAAGGCGCAAAACGGTGAGAAAATAGAAAAGATTAAACGCTAAAAATAAAGGTTATGATACTATTAGTAGAATCCGCTGAATATATGGGTAAATACACTCTTTTGTGTACGTTCAACAATGGAGAAAGAAGAAAAGTAGATTTAACGCCACTCCTGAAATATCCGGCTTTCGAGGAACTGAAAGATGAAAGCGAGTTTGAGCGTTACGGGGTTGACGGTACAGTATTTTGGGCAAACGGTGCGGACATTGCCCCTGAATTTCTTTATGAAAATGGGACACCATATAAAGAATAATTATCTTTTGATACAGACGGGGATTGAGCTTCTTAAACTTGGAAGCCACTCTGAACTATTTGGGAAAAAGAAGTGACAATCTATTTATAATCAGTCTAAATTACAAAGAAATCCGTCTCATGTTTTGGTTACATCCTTATTTCTGCTTTACTTTGCATATAGTATCATAGTATCAAAATATGGGTAATATAAGATTAAAACAAGAACCTCGTTCTTCTAAAAAGAACATCTCTGATTTGAATAAATCTAACTCAGGGAAGAAGTTTGTATTGTCTGATATTTCCAAAGAGGAACTTGATAAAAGGAGAATACCCGTATATTCCTATTTGCTGTAATGCTTCAAAGTGCATATCCTTTCTATTTCATTCAAAAGGACAAAGGGGACTCACAAGGTCTCCTTCATATTTTATTATATAGATTCAAGTCTTCCAAATCGAAGTTGGTGTACATTGTCCGAGTAGAAGAATACAAACATAATATCTATGCCGTAAAGTTCTACCAAAAGAACCATTCCTTATCAAAGAACAAATACAGAATAATGACCAACACCAACGAACCAAGACGTATAATAAACACCTGTATAAATATCATGTTGTCTGTTTATCAGATGAACCCTAAAGCGTCTTTTGGATTTATTGGCTCAAACGGATTTGGTGAAGATGTATATTGCACAAAAAGATATAGAGTTTATTCTAAAATTATAGCAACTTATTTTAGCGATAAGCATTTTTATCATAAGGAAAATATAGAGAAAAGCGCATATATGCTCATAAATAATGCCGCTTTAAAGGAAACTCCTGATTTAGTAAGTCGAATAGAAACTTTCTTTATCGAGCAATACGAATATTTCGAGTAGCCTTGCGCGAAGTAATAATTATTGAATTGACATAAAAAGCCACGAATACTTGGTAAACGTGGCTTTATAATCTTTATTATTATAAATCTTATTTCTTGGTTAGGTCAAAATATCCACCTTCTCCATCTCCAAGTCTCATTTTATTCCCATTTACAGAAACTTCATGCACAGTTTCTTCCCCTGATGAATGTCTTGTAATTATCTCCTTGCCATTGTATATATAGGTAAAATCAGTTGAGACATCTTTCATGTTTACACCATTCACGTACATTACAAGTCTCTGTGTAGCTGTTTTATTCTCCCTAAAAGTCCAAGATAATTCAAGTTCACCTGATACATACTCTCCTCCTTCTATATTAGAAGTTTCATACCAAGTTCCTAATATGACGCTATAATCTATTTCATGTTCGTCATCATCCGATGAACATGAAGTAAATAGCATAATCGGCAACATTGCCAATAAAAAAACAACCTTCTTCATATTATATATTATTTTAAATAATCAGTTGTTGTATAACTATTCTTTAGTAGCCCTAAACTTCATCTTTTCACCCTCGCTGTTAGAATAGTCGATTTCAGCGTTCTTACCGTTAAGCGAAGTAAACTTATAACGCTCGGTAATAGGGTCAGTAGTCGTACCCACTACCGTATTACCTTCCAACTTCCACTCTCCAATATAGTAATCTTTAAACATAACGGTTCTGTAAGTACCGTCAGATTTTAAGTTTATGTAGATACTTCCGCTTGGAATGTCAAGGCTTTCATTCCCTTGTTGCGCCCAAGTTACGTTCCACTTACCTACCACTTGCTCAGTCGTTAGCTTTACATCTTCGTCATCATCCGAACACGCTGACAGCAACACCATCGGAAGTACAGCCAGCAAAAACAAAATTTTCTTCATGATTATATAACTTTTTATTAAAACGCCGCAAAATTAATAAATTCCATTATTACAATATAATATTAATTCAAACTTTCTATAAACAAATACATATGTTATATAACATAATCCACAATGGAGCAAGGAAAGAGGCAGGTTAGAAAGCACGGGATATATCCATCGGCTTCAATCAAAGCCACATAAACCACTATTATGCCCAAACCGCACCAATCACCACAGAACTATGAAGATTGCTAAAATCAGCCTTATCTAAACCATAAGGCATAGCAGGCGCTTACATGACACTACCTTGCATTGCATACTACTACAACATTACATATTAGACACACCCTTATATAATAAAGGAAAAATGTCTAATCCAAAACCATAAAAAGAAAGTAATACAAAGAAAAAGTGAGCGAAGCGAACACCGCTCTCCCTTTTATTATGAAATAATCAAAGGGGTTTATACACACACTGCAAAGGAAAACATTCACGTAAACATCAACAAACTGCATAAAAATAATAATATTATTTTACAACAAGTACGAGGATATAAAAATAAAATATCACAACAATATAATAAGTAGCGAAAAATCAGAAAAAAAATCAAAAAAAATCGGGAGGGGACGGATGTTCACGGCTGCGCTGGTACAGAGGGGGGGGCGGGGATGCTTGCAACGTCTTTAAACGCTCGTTTGCTTCGTTGTATATGGCTTTAACAAGGCTATAAAAGACAAAGTAAACAAAGTGCGGTTTATTGTGAAGGTGCAAATAAAACGCTTTCATATAGCATAATATCAAGCAACAAGCGTATGCTATAAAACATATTACTATGACTATTTATTTACAAAATAATATATTATTTTACTTGCATATATGGTAATAATTTCGCAACTTTGCAGTGTTAAAAGATAAGAGATACAGCGCTATAATACAGGTTGTTATCTCATTGGTTAACAAGCGTGATATATTGATATGATGGATATAAAAAGAGAGCCTTAACACGGCAATGTTAAGACCCTCAAAGGTAGGAAGTACGAAAGTACCCCCCCATATCTGGAGCAAAGGTACTTTCTTATTTCTTTCCCTGCAAATATTCTTCAAATTAATTTCGTTGGCTTATTATAATGATGCAGTATGCAGGCAGTGTATACAGGTAGTTATTAGGCTATTAATCACGCTATAATGTTGAATTATTAACGATTTAAACTATAGCATTATGAAAGCAATGAATTTCTACACCGCAAACGGTTGGGCTGGTTCGAACTATGACAGCAAGTTAAGTACAAAGGAAATCACCGCAAAGGTCAGGGCTTTTGCAAAGAAGAATTTCCCGGGCTTTAAATTCTCTGTACGTTCTGAATGGAGCATGTACACGGATTCAATGTACATTGAACTGAAAGAAGGCACTTGCATTCCTTTCGTTGAAGGTTCAAGAAGTGCAGAACGTGGCTATATGTCCACGATGAGTACCGTAAAGGGATGGGAAGATGAGTTAACGCCGGAAATGTTCAAAGTGCTGGACGCTGTTACGACTTATGCAAGTTCTTTCCGTTATGACGATTCGGACGGTATGCAAGACTATTTCGATACTAATTTTTATTTAAAGATAAAAGTAAGTGATGAATATAAGGTTGTAGAACCGAAAGCAAAGAAAAGCAGCGTTAAGGCTGAAAAGGTTGAGGAAGCCAAAGAAGTGGAAGCCGTGACGGTTGAAGGTCTGGAAATCGTGGACTATTCAGAAAAGGCGGTTGCTGTGTTTGGCGATACGAAGGCTATAAAAGAGCACTTAAAGGAACTGGGCGGACGCTTTAACCCTTCTTTAAATTACAACGGAGAAAAGCGCGCCGGCTGGATATTTAGCAAGAAGCAAGCGGACAAGGTGAAAGAGTTGATAACGCCTACAGAGTTGCCGGCGCTTCCTGAAGAAATATATATCCCGGAACTTGCGGAGGAAACGGGACCATTTGAAAATATCCATTTAATCGAAACGGACAACTTTAACGGCGTGCGCTATTATGATATTGAAGGCGCGGGAATCATGACCAGTGCGAAAGTACGTGCAGATATACAGCCGGGCGATGTTTTCAATGTATATACGGATGGAGAACGTAAGTTTCGCGTAACCTATGACGGTGTGAGCGTGAAAAGCAGCTTAAAAAAAGATTTACCCGGTATAATTGAGTTTAACGACAAGATAGAATCGGGCACGCTTAGCGCCTCATCACATTACACCCCGCTTGCGGAGGGTGTGGAATTTTACGAGAAGAAAGTAAAAGGAAAGCGTTACACCGTAAAGGATAAGCCGTTAACACCTGGATATTATGGCGTATTAGATAATTTGGACAACTGTATAATAGAATGCTATCCGACTAAAGAAGAAGCCGCAAAAGAGGCGGAGATGCTTAACACGCATATAGGCGAAAACGGACGGTTAAGAAGTATTATATAATTATATAGGAGGATATAATATGAAGGCTAACGATATTGTTATAAATGAACGCGAATTGCTTAATACAAAAATATATAATCCGGAATTTGATAGTATCAAAAGTATTCCGTGTATAATGGTGTTGCGGTTGATGGATACAGAGGAATACGGGTGCGACTATTGCGGGGCCTTGAATCTGGTTTTAGAACTGTTCCCGGAAACCGACCGGGCGGAACTTGAAAAAGAGTTAGATCAATTCGTATAAATGTATGTTAGGTATTATGTTATTGTTATTCGGTGCCGTGTTGTTCATCAGCGGTACCGATATAGAGAGAATCAAGGAATTTATAAACGATGAATCAGATAAATTTTAAGGATATGGAAGCAAAACACACTTTTCAAATAGAATCAACCGTAATAGATGCCACAATTTCAGAAGTTGAGAAAGTAGTACCAATTTGGACAAAGAATAAAGGCAAAAGCCTAACCGTATTAATTTACATGGGTAACAAGTGGCAATTATACAAGGTTTTTACGGCTTAATAGTTGCAATTATTCCGGCGTGGAGAACAACAAGCGGAGCGACACCGCCGCCGGGAACTGTTTACTAACTTAAAAACATACAGGTATTAACGAATTAAAATAAAACAATCATGCAAACAATTATAGTAACAGTAAACCAGCAGGGAGAAAAAACAGCCCTGCAAATAGATGACAAGGTAATAGCAACCATCACAAAGGATAGTTTCAACAAAGGGCGTTATTGTGGTTCTTTCGGAGCTTTTGGCTGCTGCAATAACAGCCGTTACCCTGATGCTGTGGAATTTATATCGGGGTGCATAGAAAATCACTTTGCCGGTTTCGGTTTGAATGTGATATTTGAATAGAAATATATTGCCACATAAACAAGCATAGATGCACGTTGAGGTTCGACCAGCGAAATCACGTTATGATACCCCGCCAGCAATACGGCTGGCGGGATTGTGGAAAAAGGATATTAAAAATGAACAATTAAATAAAGGAGGAACGACTATGTTTTTTATATGCGTTATCGTGTGGCTCGTTTGCGGAACTTTGCGTGAGCTTACGGGAAATAACGGTTTTTAAGCCGAATTATCCGCCAAAGGTTGAAAGCCTTGCAAGTGGTGCAAGTTCCACGGGCGGAACTATTACTAACTTTAAAATTAGAAGATATGAAAGTGATTGAGTACTGGAAAATTGCAGAAAGTAACGGCGATAGAATATGTAATAAAACAAAGTTAGAAAAAGCAAGAGAGTTGATAGGGAAACGGTTCGGACATTTGTCTGTAATGGATATAATTAGAGTTCCGAATAAAAGCCGTGAATTTTTTTGTCTGTGTAAATGTGATTGCGGGAACGTGGTTAATATTCCAAAGTACGCTTTAAAAAAAAGGAAATCATGTAGTCATAATTGTCTTTTCAAAAAAAGAACTCAGAAAGGAGAAAATAGTTTTGGAATAGAAAAATTCAAAAAAATGGTATTTGACAAGCATGGATACAAATACGACCTCTCTAAAACTGTTTACATAAACAGATACACTAAAATAACCGTTATATGCAATAAACATGGAGAATTTCAAATAACTCCGCAAGCATTATTAACAAGCGGGATGTGCCCTAAATGTAGAGAAGAAACAAAGTTGATTTGCGGTATTGGTATAAGTGATTATATTGACGGTGAAACACATAGGAATAATAAAATTTGGGAAATTTGGTGCCACATGATACAAAGATGTTATGCTGAGTATATACACAGAACAAAGGTAACATATAAAAATGTAAAGGTTTGCGAAGAATGGCACCGATATTCAACTTTCAGAAAATGGTATCTTGAAAATTATATAGATGGTTGCGATATGGATAAAGACCTTTTGCAACACGGAATAAAAAACAAAATATATAGCCCTGAAACGGTTGTCTTTTTACCAAGAGAAATAAATTGTGTACTAATTACAAACAAACGAAGAAGGGGAAAATTCCCGATAGGAGTTTGCAAGCATGATAACACATATTATGCTTATATGAATATAGGCCACGGAGAAGAAAGAAAGGGTAAATTGATTGGTTCTTCAACTACTGCCTACGGTGCTTTCCTTTTATACAAAAAGGAGAAAGAGGCATACATAAAGCAACTTGCTGATGAATACTTTAAAAAAGGAATGATAACAGAGAAAACAAGAATGGCATTGTATAACTATCAAGTTTTGGAGGAAGATTAACATGGGAAAGATAATAGAATATGGTAGAGTTTCATGCTCTACTCAATCAATTGAGCAGCAAAACAGAACCGTCCAAGAATGGTTGAAAAGAAACGGTTTAAAATCTGACATTGTGATAACGGAAGAAGGAATATCCGGCGGTGTAACCTATAAGAAACGGAAATTAGGCACTGATGTACTTCCGTTGCTGGAGACTGGAGATATGCTAATAGTAGCCGAAATTTCCCGTTTGGGGCGTTCTATGAGCGACTTAAACAAACTTATCAATGATGAACTAAAACCGCGTAAAATACGTCTTGTAATTGTTCAAATGGGTATTGATTTAGATTGCGGTAATATAAAGGCAATGGACGAAATGATATTGTTTGCCTTTTCTTTTGCTGCCCAACTGGAAAAAGAACTTATACAGGAACGAACTAAATCAGCATTGGAAGTAAAGAAAAAACAAATTGAGGAAAACGGTTATTTCATTTCCAAAGCTGGAAACAAATGCACCTCTTTAGGCGGTACTACATCAGGTCAGGCGAAAGGCGGTAAGGCGAACGGGGAAAAGAGAAGAAAGGAAGCGATGAACGATGAAAAGAACAATATGATAGCCGCCATGTTGGAAGGCTGCAATACTCCGCAAGATATTGACAAGGTAGTTGAACGATTGAACGCAAGGGGTATTTTGACAAAGACTGGGCTACCATTCACAAGGAATAGATTAACCGCGTTAAGGACTAAGATAAACAGGCGTGCCGAATATGCGCAAAGCAATCTATCAGCGTAAACCAATGGACATATTTAAAATATATCAGATATGAGGATACGAATTAAGACATTAGCGGAAATAGGCGAACAACACGACCGTATTTGCGAATATCTCGATGAACAAGGCAGAACGGAGAGTTCCCGTAAGGTAACGGAGCTATACGAATGTGCAATCGGGCGAATACTCCAAATGCTTGGTGTTACCAAATTAGATGATGATAGCCTTGAATTTGTACTTGTAGAACCGCTAATGGTTGGTAGCTACTGATTTAAAAGGCGAATTAAGCCGTGCAAGGTAAACAACCCGAGACCGTAAAT